GGCGAGCGTTTGTATGTCGCCTTGGCATCTGGCCGGATGCGTGAGCTTTGTCCTGCCGATTCTATTGCTTATGCAGTTGATCGTGTTGGGGCGGAATGGATGGAGCACATGCTTGATGTGTGGCGCAATTCTTCCCAGCCGCAATCAAAAAACTAAAGGAAAGCTGAAATGTCACAAACAATGTCAAACCCTTGGTGTCCTGATGTTTGCCCAATCACAAGCGAACCGTTTTTTATGTGGATTGAGCATCACGCGACAGGGCAAAGCGTTCCCACTTATGGCGGTCCGTATGACAGCTACACCATCCCTGAAAAAGATCAGAATGGATCGTATTACCGAGAACGATACGACCACGACGAAGGCTGCTGGCGTCTTGATGATGTAGAAGATGTTGGCGTTCAGATTGTTAGCGATCAAGCTTATATCAGTGACGATACACCAGAAGATATTGCCCGTGAAGCGAGAAATGCAGCTTTGACAGAGGCACTTCGGATTGTTTCTAGGGCAATTAATGGCAAAGATGCTTCGACAGAAATCGAATCATTGATTGCACAAGCTACATAACCGAGGAAAGCTGATGCAAATAAATCCACTAACTCAGATCGATCAGATCAAGACTGGCGATCTATTGCTTATCAGCAACGGTAGCGAAATAACCCAAGCAAAAGCGAAGCTAGTAAAAGTTTCAGAGCATGACGGCACAGAAGTTATCTTCAATTTGAAAAAAAATAAGTATTTCAATGTCGGCATGTATTTGGAAGGCAAATCTTGGGCGAAAGATGTTCGCATCGTTACTCTTTAACTAAGGAAAGCTGAAGTGGGCAGAAACTATATTTCAGAGCGCACCATTTCAGACCCTAAAGAACGCGCCGCGCACAAAAAGAAGAAGCAAAAACTGAGGCTACAGGCCGACCAGACCGCCAAAGCGATTGTTGAGCGCAATAAATTTTGCGCCAATGGCTGCGGCCAGCTCAGAGATGAATGGTGGATGACGTGTTGCAGTGAATCATGCTTCAACGACTGGTCGCATAAATTAACAAAACGATAGGAAAGTCACCGTGTCTGTGCATACCGTAAAATTTAAGGCCGTTCCAAAGCAAGGCGTGACTTATGAGCAGGCAATGGAAATTTTTAAACGATCTTTCATGCCTGATATTTGCCAAGCAGTACCCACAATTGCACACGAATTGAATATCCCATATAAAACATGCTGCGATGTTCTGGACGGCAAAATATGGCCAGAAGCTTATCGTATTTGGGTAGATCGTGTGCTCCCTTAAATTTAAAGGAACGTCGCCTCAACCACCACAGATCGCACACGCGGGATTTTTTACAAGGACAGAAAATGTCAGCTATGCCACTGATTCGCCTTGAAGTCGAAGGTATGAAGCACACAATTTGTGTTGCCCTGCAGCAGCATTTATTGCAGATGGATGAACAGATTAAGGCGTCAGTAGATGCAATCTGCCAACCAGATCATATAGCCAAGATTATCGAGGAAACGGCGAGTCGTGAAATTAAAACCGCTATCGAAAGCGAGGTTCGTAATTTTTACAATTATGGTAAAGGCAGAGAAGCAATCAAAGAAGCTGTCAACAAGGCCTTGGATGATCGTTAAGCTGTAATCTTCAACCACCACAGCCCGCACTCGCGGGTTTTATCATTTAACGGTTTTTTTCTTTCGCCATGATCCGCTTCACCAGGGCTTGACTACACCCCGCGAGCTCTGCGGTTTTTGCGATGGAATGATGCGGCCGCAATAGTTTAATTTTAGCGTGTAGCTTTAAATCTGGCGTGCGGCCTTGATACTTGCCCTTGATCTTAGCCAAAGCGATACCCTGCTTTTGTCGTTCGCGGCGTGTCTCGTAATCATCCCGCGCCATTTGTAGCGCCAAGCGTAGCAGCATGGCTTGCACGCCTTCCAGCACGATCTTGGCCATACCATCGCTGGCGGCGGTGATATCAGACAGGTCCACCACCCCCGGCACACATAAGCGCGCACCTTTGGCAGTCATTTGGGCAATCAGGGCTTCGGCTTCGGGCAAAGGCAGGCGACTAATGCGGTCGATTTTTTCCGCAATGATCACGTCACCGGGCTGAATATCTTGAATCAAGCGCTTGAGCTCGGGCCGGTCGGCAATCGTGCCGCTGGCGTGTTCGGCATACACCCCCGCAATATAATAACCATCAGCGCGAGCGCGTTCGGTAATCGCATGTTGGCGGGTTAAATCTTGTTCGTCAGTAGATGCGCGCAGATAGACGCGGGCGATTTGATGGCGCATTGGGGTATCCCCAAAATCACCAATTTAGCTAAGGTGGCTATTTAGGTCAATGCGCGATTTAAACGAGCCAGCCAGCTAATTAACACCCATACTAGCCAGTCTAAACCAATTAGTACATTGCCATATTTTGGATTTTATGAATTCAATGCTATTCTTGCGCCGAAATTAATCAGCTCAGCTAAAGCGTAAGATTTTGCCAGCACTGCCTGACAATTTTATTTTTGCTAGTTCTTTACTCAACTCAGACTCATTTTGACATAGGCAAGTCGGCATATAGTTGATTTTGCCTAGGGGGCTCTTTATCTCGGCCATGACAACGATATTCGTCATCGGTTTTTTTTGTTAATCCCATCTTCACTTTGAGCTCTCTTATAAAAATTAGTGGCCAAAAGGCCACTAACTACGCACCAAAAAAAACACGCAGCGGATTCAATGATGCGTGATATCAATATTGTTAAATCGCAGTATCGTATGCCAGTCACCCTGCATCAAAAACTGGTCGCTGCCGCCAAACAAAATGGCAATCGAATGAATGCCGAACTCAATCTCCGAATTGCACAGTCATTTGAACATGATGAACGCATTGATTTAGTGCAACGCTTTAACGCGATGACCACTACCATCAACACACTCAGCAAAACCATTGAGCAACAACAACAGCTGCAACAGCAACAACTTCAACAGCGCGACGCACAATTAATTGATATTCTTTTATCTGTTTTACATGATTCAGGCTTACTTGAGTCGGCAGAGTCAAAGAAAGCAATCACAGATAAAGTGAGCGAATTATTACGTGGTAATTTTACATAAAAACAGCGGTAGTTTGTTGTTTTTGCCACCAACGAGGCAAATAAACAGGCGCTATTGTCAATAACTCGCTCGACTTATTGACAGCTTTATTTCGCGGCGAATAAGTATATGCTAATGCTTGATGCAGGTACTGTTTTTGCCCCGCATCATTTCTTAAATACAACAAGGATTCATCATGCAATCTTGGCAACGCCGATGCGCGATGCAAATTAAAGATTTTGCTGCAATGCTGTGGTTTATCGTGGGTGAATACCTTCAACTCATGGTGGTTTTAATCGTTATCGGCTTGATTTGGTATTTAATGGGCGGGAGTCATCACATTTAATGAGTCAATAAAAAAGCGGCCAGCTCGCTGTGATTGGAGCTACCGTTGGCGAAATTGATTGGCTAATTAATCTGATCTGCGTAATATTTTACTTAGACGCGGAGCTAATGCCTTGGCACACGCAACCATTCCACTGGAGTTTACGTGTATCCGTGCAGGTCCATTTGGGTATAGTAAGCCATCAATTGAAGTTCCTAATGCACGATATAGCGAAGTACCAAAGTAGATGTTTCCAAAGAACCCATCAACATCTGACGGATTCTTAAACTTACCAAAACCCATACTACTCAGCATCGTGCTGATCGGTCCATTTATATAGTCGGGCGTACTCGCCAACCCCCCCCCACCAAATGACGTTTCAAGCGTGTCATATGCCGCTTGACCGATAGTTGTCGAAAATACTGACAGACCACAAATCACACTGATTCTTTTATTCGAAAAATACGCTGCGACTTGAGCTACTGCGCGAGTGTATAGCGCAGATAGAATTCCCGCATCCGACTGCCCGTTTTGCAAATAGACATATTGATTTCTGGGTGAGAGGGGGGCTGGATTGTTATCATTGCCATATTTTACAAGCTCGGTCGCTAATCGAGCGCAGGCGTAATACGGGTCAAAATTCGAGTCGTCGTACTTGAATACGAAAAGCCCGTTGCCGTGATCTACAGCGGTAGTCGTGGAACTAACGCAAGTCCATGTAATAGCACCATCCACCACTGTATCACCGACAATTGCTGATGCTGAAAACGTGGGCTTGGATGCCGCTGTCAGTGCCGCCGCTGCACCTCTCACTATGGACGATGTGCTGTAGTACGGCACGCCGTTAAACATGATCGGTGTCAGAGAGTCAAGAAATGCTAAGTCGGAACGACCGACAGTGCATTCGTAAAGCCTCCCATTCTCAAAAACGAAATCCCCACGATGGCCGAGGTCTCCAGCGCCAAGTGATGCAGTCCGTTTACCGCGATAGTTTGTACTATTCGCACGACCTGCTACCCACGCAAATCCCGTAAACTCGTTGAGCATACTTGCGCCACCCAAACTGCCGTTCATTAGCCGCACCGAGATACCATCTCTAGCAAGCAAATCAGCCGCGTAAGTGAACATTGAGCCGAAGCCTTGAGGTGCTAACTTGACTGGTTCAAAAATCCCCTGAGATGGCGCAGCCGCCGACCCATAAAAATACTTGTTGGCTGTCGCGTTAAAATTGCACGTAGCGCCTAATTCGTTGGACTGCCCTAAGATTCCAAGCGCAACAGTAATGTAAGTCACTTCCCTACTCGCACCAAGCCCACTCCCCGCCTCCACAAGCCATTCCTCGCCATTCGACCAGTACTTTGTGCCGCTTTCAACCACATAGCAATTGCGACCACCAAGCACCTTTGGATCGGGTTTGTCTGTCTCCTGGAATACTTGAACCGTGCCTGCTGGCAGGCTTGCTTGATCTAAATAAAGCCCCGGCATTATGGCTGTCCTTCTAAAATGGTTGAGATATAGCCCTGTAGCGCGCTCAGTTGTCGGATCGCGGTGTCGCCATCGCTTGTGATGCTGATAAGGTCATCAGCAGTCGTTGCGTCAAGTTCGCAGATCGCGGCTGCATCAGTGTTGCTGGCGGTGGCTGAATTGATCGCGATACCGGCTGGCTTTGCTGATTTGACTGACAACCGGATAAGGCCAGTGCGAATATCACGGCGAAGGCGGTCGTTTTCAGTTTGGGCATGGTTTAATTCCTGTTGGTAGTTTTGATCAAGGGCGGCAATGCGGCTGGCTTGTAACGCGGCGTCTTTTAGTTTGGCTTCATAGGCTTTGATGGCGGCTTTTCGCTCATCGCGATCACGCTGGGCATCTTTAAGTTGCCAAGATTTGTCCATACTGGCTGCGCCCTGCCATGTGCCGGCAAAAAACATCAGCACCAGCAAAAATAGCGTGATTAAAATTTGATAGAGCAATGTAATACGTTCTATTCCGAACATCCGTTCGCTTCCTTTTTAAGCAAGGCCATAGAGGCCAATTAAAACCTAATGTTGAGGGTGATATGCCCCAGCTTATCCACTGCGCCTGTGCATATCTTGCTCACAGATGGCACGCTCTGCAGCACGGCGTTTAATCAAACCATTCAATGGCTTACCTGCGGCATAAACCCAGCGCGACAACTCAGCACAAGCGCCGCGTAGATCACCGGCATTGGCTTTTTTAGCCAAGCTAGACGCGCAATACTTCGCACCACCAATATTAAAAGCCAATGAGGTAAAAGCCGCCCGGGGCGAAGTGGCCAAATTAGGCGTGCAACGATCCACATCGGCCAAGGCAGAGGCTAAATCAACCTCAAGCAAGGCATTGCATTGCGCGTCGGTATTCACTTGCCCTACGCGCACGGTTGGTCCGGTATGCCCATAGCAGGCAGTTGGAATGCCGATGGGGTCCAGATACGTCACATTGCGCTTACCTTCAAACGGCTTAACCAACATCGTCGCGGCAAGGCTAAGCGTGGCGACTGTCGCCGCAATCGTTTTAGCGTTTAGCTTTGCCATTGCGCCGCCATTTTTTAAAGCCATTGCTAATCGACACAAACCGCGCCCGCCATTTTGGATAGCCGGTCCAGAGCGAATCAGTGATTTGATACAGCAGCCACAACAAGGTTAAATACTGAATCAATTCCGGCACGCTCACGCCAGCCCAAAATGCGCCACTGACGGCCACGGGCGGCGCGGCTTTGACAAGACCAGATGCAGAAGCGGCGGCGGTTACGGCGGAATCGGTGATGTCTTGATTCATTACAAATACTCAGCTAAATGTCATAAGCAGAGTATTGAACGGTGCAAAATAAAATAGTGCGCCTGTAACGCAAAGCGCCACCCGAAGGTGGCGCTTTGTAAGCTGAATCAACAATATTACTGATCTAACGACGCCTCGGCCTCGCGTTGACTGCGTGATGCGCGGCGCGTGCCATCCAAAGTTTGCTGCTGACGACGGCGTGATTTCAAATAGCCATCAAGCTCGCGGCGGCTCAGTCGATCAATGGTTTTCCCTTGGTTAAATTGTTGCATCATTTTAATCACATCGCGCTTTTCAGCGGCGCGAGACTCAGGATCAGTCACTTGATTGGCATTGGCCCATGCTTCTTTAATATCGCTCTGGCGAATCGCTAACCCTACACTGCGGTTATTGACATCTCGCGCATAATCGAGCTCGCGGCGTACTGCTACTGGGCTTAAACCGGCAACTTGGTTAATAAAATCATACACGCCAAATTCAATCGGGCGTTTGCCACCATTACCGGTTGTCACACCATGAATAGCTTGGCGTGCGGCCTTGATCGGATTGGCTACGGCGGTCGGCAATAGCTGTTCAGTGGCCTTGCCATATTGCCCATTGCCCGCTTGATCGACAGCGCGAGTGATTTTGCCGCCCCAAATATTAATACTCCCCAAAAAGCTTTGCATAATGCCAACAAAGCCCTGCTCATTGCTTAGGCGTGGATTGTCGTCATTACGCCAAAGCAAATCATTGGCGCCAATTCGCCCGGACACATCCCAACCGAGCAATGCCGGCATGCCTTTGCTGAGTAAATCCATCAGCACTTCTGCGCTGTGATTGTCATCACCTTTGCCCATCACTACTTGATCGCCGGTGATTTTCTCAGCCAGCTGGCGGCAAAAGCTGCGTAACTCGGCGTTCCAATCCCAAGGCTCATCATCATCTGCACCCAAGCCAGCGGCAAATGCCGTCATGAGCGCCATGCCCAGCGTTGCACCAATGGCCGTGCCGGTGCGTTGATTGGTGCCAGCGGCTTTGGCCACTGCTTGCCCAGCAAAACCACCCGCCACCCCAGCAGGTAGCCACAACGGGAAACCCATTGCGCCAGTGGCGAGCATTTGCATCACACCGTAGCGCAGCATAAAACCGCGTGCGGCTTTACGCGTGGCTTTGTCGCCACCGCGCACAGAAAGATTCAGCTGCCGCCCCATTAAATTAAAATAATTAATCGCATAGGTTTTAAAAACAATAAAATAAATTGCCCGGTGTTACTGCGCTGCATACCCGCTTTATTTTGACGCGAATAATCAAACTGCGTTTCATCCAGCACTTTGGCCAAATAATCGACGGCAGCACTATGGCTCATCGGCGCCACGGTGTTGCTGCCTTTACGTGCCAATCGATACCCCGCAATCGCAATCGTGTCGCGATTCATTAATTCCGACGCCCGCTGAAAAATACTGCCCGCATCTACAATGCGTTGCCAACGATCGGCGTTAGAGTTTAAGGTGGCGCTGGCCCTAGAGCTGGCGTTTTGGATTTCCATCATCGCGCTCATATCGCGCTTACCCAGCGTTTCTAATTCTTTCAGGGCTTTATATTCATCACTATTGGCATCTAGCCCGCGAGTTGAGTCAAAGAGATACGCATCAAATCGGCCAGATTTAAGCGTGGTCGTAAAGCTTTTCATCATTTCGCGCATCGTCGCCGCATCGCCAAAGCGGGTGGCCAGCATCGGGAAACCCAAAATCGGCGCTTGCGATAAATTGACCAGCCCGGAAGATAAATTCCATGCCATCGTCGCCAAAAATCCCAGCCCATTGGCTTTACGCACAAAACTAGAATCCTGGTGCGTGAGCTCGTCTTTTTCGAGTTCGTATAAATGATTAATCACTTTACGCGCTTCACGCTGCTCATCGGTACTAGCTAGCTTGCGGCCTTCTTTTTCAGCATCGCGCAGCGCCTCGCCGACTTGATGGCTGTATTCCAAATTGGCAATATCACGCGCCATATTCGACGTCGTGCGGGCAAAGCTACGCATGATGTCATTGCTATAACCGGCCTTGTTTTTGCGATGAATCATGTTTTTACGGCTGGATTGATTCGGCAAATACTCAATAAATAATTGATTGAGTTCATCGAGCATCGCTTGTGCTGTTGGACTATCTTCGCCCAACTTGCCGGTAATGTTGTCGTGCATTTCTTTTACAAATTGTGGCGATACACTGCGGTTAGCATCGAGGCGTACTGATTCTTCATTGTTTTTGGCATCCGCATACCCCTGCTGCTGCAGCCAAGCAGTGACTTCGTCGGCTTCGGTTTGGGTTTCGGCACGCATCACAATCTGATTGCCATCGGCAGTAATCACATACTTACCAAACCGCGCTAGCGGAAAGTAAATCCCATCTTCTTTACGCTTATCGAACTCATCACGTAGCTTATCCAATCACGCGGCCAGCCGTCGCCGTCGCACCTAATGCCGCATCGACTTGCTCAATCAAAGCGTCTTTAACCTGTTCGCTGCGTTGATTGTAATGATCGCGCACATCGACAAATAGCTGCTGTAGTTCTTTGGGCAATGTTTTGTACTTGGCCTGCAAGCGGCCATGTGCAGCGCGCCATTCATACGTCCAGCTCGCCTCTGATTTTTTGCTAGGATCAATCCCCCAGACTGTCGCCGAATGCATCACACTCGCGAGCTTATCCATGTCTGGTTGGCCAAATGCTTTACGCGCTTTTTGCATGCGCACCAGCATTTGGTCTGATTCGGCCAATAGACTGTTTTGGCGCCCAAACATTTGCTCGGTATGTCGCCGCATGGCTTTTAAGCTTGGCATCCAATCTTGGTAAATCTCGACGAGATGATGTAAAGGCACGGCCTTGAGCCCTAAAGAAAACGCATCCGCGCCCATTTCTTTGAGCGACGCCAACAGCGAACCGGTGGACTGCAAAGACTGAGCCACCTTATGCGCAGCTTCGTTGGGGGCTTTTGATTGTAAAATACCGGTATTGCTATTCTGTGCTGTACTGCGCTGTGCTGTACTGTGCTGTGCTGCGCTGTGCTGTTCTGTGCTGCGTCCTGATGGGTCATTGTCTGATGGGGTTTTGGCCTTGGCCATGCGTTTAAGCTCCGCTTCGGCCAAGCGATACAAGTCTTGCTCGGTGAGCTGAGTTGGTAAACCAAATTTGAGCGCAGCCTTTACATAGAAAGCGCGCATCGCATCCAAAGCCCGACGGATAAAGGTACGGCTGCCAATATCATTACGCTGCGCCGCTTCTTCAACGGCATACATCAAGCGTTCTTCGGCATAGTCTGGATGAGATGGGTCTAAATCGGCATCAGCAAGGCGTTCATCGACGGCATCGCGCAGCGCTTGAGTCGTGCTGGCTTGATCAAGAATTTTGCTCAGCGTTTTAGCCTGCGTTGCAAAGATACCGCCTTCTTCTTTAGAGGCGTGGCCTAGTTCATGTAGTAATACGGGGTAGGCATCATCTTGTAGACCATCAGCGACGATGTAGGCTTGTTGGGTTTGTGGATCATAAAAGGCTTGTGTTTCGCCATCGACAGATTGGCGAATATCGGCGGGCAACTCTGCGACCGATTGAACAATTTGCAGCTTACCATTTTGAATCAGTCGCGCTGTTGCTGAGTTGGCCTTGACCAAGTCAGCGCGGATGGATTCAATGGTGTGTTGTGAATCTAGTCGTTCTTGCCCGCTGCTTTGCGCTCCGCTAGACGTTTCGCTAGTGATTCCCGCACCATTTGGCGCTCTAGCTCCAAAACTCCGGCGTGGCGTCGCGCTCTGAAGCGCTCGCGACTGGCCTCGATCATCCCCTCGGTAGGTGTCTCGTGTGAGTGTGCCATTTTGGATGAAGCTATCAGACCCGGTTGTTTCATAATCTACCCCTAGTTTTCGCCAAAATTCCCGCGCTTGCGGAATCATATCAATAATCTGCACGCCGTCGGGTTGATTGGCGATGATACTTTTTACAATCTTAGCCCCCATGCCACTGCCGCGCAATTCTTTGCGTACTTCAATGTCGTGAATGGCGGAAATATCCCCAAACACGTCAACCTGTGCCGTCATTTCGGCAACACGACGCCCATCAATGTCAAAGATACCAAAGTCATACACTTGCGCATCTTCATGCAGGTAGGCCGCGTGCCCCATCGGCAAGCCATCATCAGAAGCAAAGTCGCCGTTGTGAGCGTCTGCTAGGTGCGCTGATGCGGCAATGATAAATTCATCATTCTTATACACTGGGCCATCTTGGTTCGTGCTCCGCTCATGCCAGGCTAGAGCATCAAATTCAGCTGTGCGCGATTTACCCGATTTCGAGTGTAAGACCTTGCGCCCATTTTCTTCTTTTACCTGCAGTGCCGTAAACATTGAATCAAACGCTTCGTTGATCCGCGCTGATTCTTCTGGCGTTGGATACGGATAGCTATCAAGCCCGGTTGCTTCCTGAAAATCCCAAGTGTCTTTCTCTACAATATTCGCTAGGTAATCGTTTGTAATTCCCTTGGTTTCGGATTTTTGGATTAGATAGCGTTCAAATGCGCGAGCAACCATTTCAATATCGGTAGACCAGTAGTCCTTGCTGCGCGTGCTATCGGCGACGATTGAGCGTTTTGCCATCGCACTTGCATGAATCTCAGCCATGACGTGCTTCCATGCAGCCCGCATTTCTGGGCGCACTGCATTACCAGCCAATTTTGGATGTCTTGGGTTGTTGCTGATAAAACCGGCTTTATCACCATCCATGCGTGAGAAGTAATTATCTAGTGCATGTAGCCATTCATGGCCTAAGCTGCCCGCACCATTATTGCGCGTCAGATTGATCGCCAGAGTGTCGGGCTCAAAGTGTGCCGCGAAAGCCCCAATGCCGCCCTTGCCGCGAGAGCCAAAGCCCATACCTAGTGAGCCATTTAGCGAAATTGATTCTGTTGGAATATTCAATACATCGGCCAAATCAGCAAATGCATCGTATGCCTTGTTCAGATTGCGCTGTCGCTCATCCTGCGGCATTGAGTTGCCGAATTCAACACGGCCATCAAAGCCAAATGCGGCGGCAAACTGGGCTGCTGACACATTGCCACTGCGGCGTTCTACACCGATGCGATCATTATTGATTGCGCGGCGTTCGCTTGGGCGTTGCTTTAGTGCTTCCAGTTGCTCGACCAATGCGCCATGATGATCTTCGATGTGCTGGAATGCTTCTTTGGCTGTTGCAAACCCACCTTTCAGATCAATGAATTTACCTGATGTGATTTTTTTACCGACGATATAGCCCTGACTGCCGCGCAGTTTATAGACATCAAGTTTGGTTTCTTTCCCTGTTTTTGCGTTGTTTTCGCTAAGTTTGATTGTTGATTCGATGATTTGCTTTAGGGCGGAAAAAGCCTGATCGTTCGTGTCGAAATAATCGGTTCTGCCATCGGGGCGTGTGAGTACTGACTTATCAATTTTGCCGCGTTGGCCTTCAAACACTGAAAATTGTGCATCCACAATCGACGATTTTCCCGCGTGCATAAATGCGGGATAGCCCAGCTTAGCGTATAGATCAATTCGACCTTTGAGTTTTGCCCCTTCGCGGGTTTGACTCACCATATCGGCGGCGCGTTTGAGATTTTCAATCGATAGCTCGCCGGTCATTAGCTCGCTGGCCATTTCTCGGATTTTTGTAAACGTAGAAATCCAGCGCTTGAGTTTTCCTGTAACGCGCGGCTTAGCTTCAATAATGCTGCGTAGCGCTTTAATTGCAGCAAGTGTTTCAATGGGGGTCCCGCTATCAATCAGCGCTTGATAATTTGGCTCAGGGAAATGCTTCGCCAATGACACATTAACCATATCTGCTGGCAGATCATCGCTCAGTGATTTGGTGAATTTAAAACGATTGTCTTTTGCTGCGCCACCAATCTTTTTACCATAGTCGTCGATTTTTTTCTGGGGTGTTAGCTTCGCTTGGTGTGATAGGAATTGCGGTTTTGGCTTGACGACCAACTGATGCTGGAAATTCTGTGGTGTTGTGCTGGGTAATGCTGTGCTGTGCTGTGCTGTGCTGTGCTGCATTTTTATTGCGTAGCGAACTAAGCTGCGCCTCATCGACAGGTTCAAGTGATGCGTCGAATTCCGTGCGGCCTTGCATTTTTAACACTTGATCGAGCGGTGCTTTACCATCGGCAGTAATAGCGCCAGCAGTGCGGTTGGTTGGCGGTGTTGGGGTCGATGTTGAATCAAACAGGTCTTGTGCGCCATTGGCCGCTGCCACATCGGCATCACGCTTAGAGCCGCTGAGCGTAAAGTCATCGGCGGATGGGGCGCTATCGCGCTGGCGTGCTTGTTCGGCCTGACGCTGTGCAGCTTGTTCGCGAGCGAGTATTTGCGCGTTGGTTTCGCTGCTTAGCGTGAATTCGCTGTTTTCTCGCGTTTGGTTTTGCGGCGGCGTAGTTCTTGCACGATCATTTCCAATAGCTTCTGTTTCATTGCTGGCGTCTGCGCGTTGAGCTTCTTGCGAATTTGTTCCTTGGTCATCATTAAGCCATGCCTCTAATTCTGCGCTCGCGTGCGAGCTGGTTAAATCAAATGGGATATTTTCAAAAAAATCATCATCAATCGAATCGACAATCGCATCAACGATTTTTCTTTCATCGGCTGAGGTTGTTACTGGTGATTCATTCTCTTGCGCGCTCCATTCTTGCTGGCCTGCAGCATAGTCAGCAGCATGATCATATTCATGGCCGTGATAATCCCCATTATCGAGTAATTTATTGAGCAATGCTTGTGAATCATGCTCATCTAAATAACCATGTTGCCAAAGCAACTGTGCAGCAGCATCGAGCTTCATGCCCTTGCCTTTACCCGCAAATAGGTTGCGAATCCCAACAATCCGCACGTTTTTATTCGGCTCTGCGCCAATTGATACGCGTAAATCATTGGCTTGCTGGTCTGATGGATCAATGCCGCCATGCTTGGCGATAAACTCCAGTGCGCTATCTTGGCTGCTGTCAGGGCGTGGGTTGTATTTCTTTGGCTGCTGTTTGTCGGGGATATCATTTGACGCCAGTGCTTGACTTTGCGTTTCAGTCGTCAAGGCTTTATTGACCTCTACATCTTGCGACTCAAGCGTGGGCGTAGGGGTATTAAATACGCCCGATTGCGCCGGCTGAATGTTTGGCACTTCGCCTGTTGTAGGGTCGATGCTCGGCGCTGAGCTGTTCGGTACTGCCGAACTGTTGCCGCGCATTTCATTCATCACTTGAGTGCGGATTGGGTCGGTCGATGTTGGGATATTTTCCCATTTTAATTTTTTGCGACATGTCACGTTTACGCTCTAGTTGCTCACGCCCATCCGCCATTTGTTTTTGTAGTGTCGTATCGGCCACTGCTTTGGCACGAAACGCAGCTTCTTGCTGATCGCTATACCCTTGATACGGGTCAATCGTCATCGTGTGAGGGGTCGGCTTGCGGCGCCCATCCGCCATGCTGTCTTTTAACTCGGGTAATAAAGTGCCATCTTTACGCGCTGCGGCCACTTCATTAATCACCTGCTGCTGATCGCTGAGCGCCATCGATGGATCGATCTTCATCCGTTGCGGCAATTGGCGCAAATTGGCCATCTGTGCGCCTAGATCACCTTGTTTATCTGCCTCGTAATTCGCCAAGGCATCAGCGATACGGCTTTGATTAACATCTTGAATGACTTGCTGTTGATTACTCAATCCTTGGTAGGGATCGATGGTCATCCGCTGCGTCATCCGCTGGGCGAGTTCGGCGCTGTCTTGTTTGGCTTGTGCTTGTTGCTGCACTTCATGCTCATGAATCACTTGGCGCGCTGTGTTTAATACGTTTTGCGCTCGTTGGTAAACCGGTGATTGTTGAATGGCCGTTAATGCAGTCTCGTTTTCTGCGCTGCTTTCTAGTCGTTCAATCAGTTTATTGGCCGCGCTACGCCGAGTATGTGCCTGTTCTAGCGTTAAGCTTGGCTGTGCCGTGCTGTACTGTGCTGTACTGTGCTGTGCCGTGTCTTGCTGTTCAGTTGTCGCTGTCGGCGCGGGTGTTTCAGCCATGCTTTCGCCTAAATCAGCCGCTTGTTGCTGGGCCAATAGCGCGGTTTCTGTGGCTGCTGCTGCGGCATAATCGACATTCACCGGCGTAATAGGCGCAATGGGCTGTACGTAGCGCTGGCCGTGCATCGATGGCATACCGACGTCATCCATGATCTCAGTCATTGGCATGGTTGCCGCTTCACGCGCATTAGTAGCTTGGCTGGCTGTTGGGCGATGTATTGCCCCCATTGCACCACCGGCACCGATACCGCCCAATGCCGACTCAAGCACGCCCTCAGATAGACGTTGATTGGCATCATAGCCAATTTGTTTGCCGTAATTTTCGCCCACTGTTTGCGCGATTTCGGTACCGCCTTCCCCCACCGCACCGACGACGCCATTTGCGGCGCGAGCGATAATCCCTGCGCCCAGCTTATCGCTGATAAGCTTATTCACACCCAGCTTGCCCATTGCAGCATCTACGCCGATTTTTTCACCAATCGAATTGACTGCTGCACTGACTGCAATGGATTTAGCCATTTGCTCGTCAGTGAGCTTTTGCCCGGTGCGCTTTTCATAATCGCGAGCGTCTTTTAATGCGCCGCCTGCGCCTTGCGCGCCGCCGGTAATTAATGCCAGTTCAGGGGCAATCGCAGAAAGCGCCAGCGAAGGCACTGCGCCTGCAACGGCACCGGCGACTTGATCCCAAGTCAAATCCCCAAGCGCGCCAACCTGCCCATCAAGCACCTTTTTTTCTACATCGGCAATTGCTGATTTTTGAGCGCGCACATTGTCGCTATTGAGTGCATAGTTTTGCAGCTTGGCGCTCGTAGCATCGGCCAGATCGCTTAAACCCGCTACGTGATAGTTGCCAACATCAACGCCAGTACCGATGGCCTTCATTGCATCCGCAATAATGCCGGTTGGAATCTTTGAACCGCTCAGCGCAATCCCTGCAGCCTCGGGGGCGCGCAATAGGCTATCGACTGTACCGGCTAAAGCCCCTGAAATATTCCGATTAATTGCGTCTAGTTTGCTGGTAACGCTTTGTGTTACCACTGCTTTAGGGGGGATTTGTTTATCGGCTTGCCATTGCTCAATTTGCGACGCGACCGTGCTCTCTGCGCCTTCGGGCATAGGTAGGGCATCAAAAAAATCTAAGCCAAAGACAGGGGCAGCACGGTTATTTTTTTTTTGACATGATCGGCTCACAATAAAGAATGCCTCCATTTTTCATCATGAAGGCATTGCATTTGTGGCGTGTAACGCAGTCTAATAACCGCCGCCAAGCATGGCTTGGTATTTTGTGCGTTCTTCGTCGGTTTTAGCGTTCTCCATTTTGTAGCGTACTTGATCGAGAGTCAGCGTTTCTGCTGGTTTTCCGGTTTTGAGTAAGCCCATTTCAGTGAGTGTCGGGGTTAGCGATTTTACTTGCTCATTCGCCTTGGCCTTATACACCGCTAGCGCCTTTTTTTCTTCCGGGGTATTGGCAGGGATTGGCCTGCCTGTTGATGGATCGATACCGGCAATAATCATTTTCGATGATTGGTACACGCCAAACATTTGATCCGCTGCAGTTTTTTCACCCTTTTTATCAAGACCATACTTCTGCAAAGCCAGCGCCGCCCCGCTGCGGCTGTTTTGGCCATTCTCTTGCATTTTAGATATGGTCAATTGTTGATCGCGGGTAAGCCCGTTTTGCTCGGCTTGGAATGCCTGTAAATCGCTTTGCAGTTTTAATTGCTGCTCACGCGTTAATTTATTCTCCCCCGCTTGGAATTGTTCACTAGCACGGCGCTGATTATCCGCATGGTCAAACCCCATTTGACTGAGTATTTTTTGATTTTCCATCCGGGCGTTTTCAATATCTTGCTGGCGAATATTGGCTAAATCATCATCTTCGCTTGCTTCGCGGTCCATTCGCCGCCGCCTTTCATTGCGCCTAACACGCCGTCGATAATGCCCATTACATTGCTCCTTGTGGCTCCGCTTGCGGGGCGCTATTAGCTGGTGCGGCGGCTGGACGTTGCGCTTCTTGCTGATTGAACTTTTTAAAGTATTTGGCAGCAGCAGCAGCAGCGAGTCGGCGATTTTGTACGCTATCTGCCTCTTTTAAAATTTTGTGTTGCATGCATAGCTCTAACAACATGTCTTTAATTAAAGCCAACGCTTCGGCTTGCTGAGGGGGTACTAATTTCATCCCCTCATTGGCCAATGTTTTTACGACGGATCGGGTGATTTGAGCCGCTGTCTCGCCGACTTCATCAATCACATCCCCTTCACCATCGCCAAAACGCCCTAATACCGCGTCTTTACCGGCCCCACTGAGCATCGAATTGGCTTCTTTTAAGACGGCATCGCCAAAGTCTGGCGCGGCGCTGGATGGCGCTGCTGATGGCTGTGCTGATGGCTGTGGTGTGGCGGTAGCGGTTGGCGTTGAGCCCGCCATTTGGCTGTCGATAATACCCATGATTAAACTCCAAACTTAGAACGGTTGGCGGCACCACCAGCAAAATCAGCTGGCAATGAATTGTATTTCTCACGCTCGGCGGCATCCATGCGCTGCTTTTCTCGCATTGCATCGATTTGAACCTTGACGCCTTTTTTGTTCGCTTGTGCCTGTAATAAGCTTGAGCCTGCCCCTGCCATCATCGAGCCGATCAAGCCTTGATTACGGGCGGCGGTTTGTTTATCGCCGTCGCCATTCCAAAACCCAGAAATCGCGCTAAAAATGGATTGACTCACATCACCGCCATTAGCCTCGTTCAGCGCCTTGCCAATGCCGCTCTCTGGATTAAACATCGTTGGCACATTTTGGCGGCTATCATAATCAGCGCCGGTATTTACAAAGCCATCCCAAGTAGAACTGCCTTGTGACGTATCGAATGTGGTGGCTGTATTGCCGCTGCTATCTACTGCGCCGCCATAGTTATCTAGCATTGAACCATCTAAAACGGGGTTAAAATCACTCATGCCATGTACTCCGAAGTATTGAGATATTTCATTGCTGGCTGCTCATAGCCTGCACGTTCTTGTGCCACACTCGGCGCTCGCGCTTGATTGACTGCCAGCGTAACCTTGCCGCCGACCGCCTGATTGTTTTGTGCGTTGCTGGCGGGGCTGGTTTTTGCGCCACCCTTGCTGGCGGCAGAGGCACGGCCCGCGATACTGCCAAAATTACCGCCCAAAAAACCACCGATTTGCGCGCCGGTTTTGCCGCCCAGCTCGCCACCCAGCTGCGCTGCTGCACGTCCAAACATTTGCCCGCCGATTAAACCCGCCACCCGCCCTGCAGCGCTGGCAGTATCGCCATTGGCCACATCATTGGCGGCAAATGCCCATTTCACCATCAGCCCAGCATTTTTAATGCTCGATAACGGTGCCAGTGAGCCCGCCATAGAGAGTCCATCGCCCACCGTGAGCGAGCTCACGCCATTACTGGCTACTTTTTGCGATAAATCGACCGCCCGACTAACCACCCCCAATACTGGACTGAATGCGCTAGCGGCTCCTTCGACTAATCCCAAAACCCTGGGGCTAATTTTAGAACCTAGCGCATCGTAAGGACCGAGCTGATTAAAGCCGGCTAAATCCCCATACTGATACCCCGAGGTGGCCAGCTCTGCGGCCGTCGAAGCATCACCAATCCCGAGCTCACGATTGGCGCTAATGATTGAACTTTGGAACTGATTGCGGTTTTCAGTCGATTTGCCGATGTAATTGGATATCGCTTGCGACACGCTGCCCGTTTCTCTACCTGCGGCCTCATCGCTTTGATTTTGGCTGTTGCCTCGGCCTGCCCCAGCTTCGCCGTCGCTGCCATAGCCTCGGGCCTCGCTGCCGCCGCGACCATCCCCGCCATTGGAATGACCGCCGCCCCCCATGCCACTACTATCGCCCACTCCCCGGACCACGGCCACGGCCCGCACCTGCTTCGCCTTCGGCCATTTAAACCCCCATCAAGGTACGCGGGTCGAGTTTTCCACCGCCTGCGTTGTTGGTTAGGGTTTGCCGTGCTTCGCCAAAATAGAGTGCGTTTAACGTGTTTTGCGCCTCTTTTTTTGCCTCTGGTGTGAGCTGACTACCTACAATTGACATCATCTGCGCGGTGTAATTAGTAAACGTATTTTGGCTAAAAGTTTGCTTGGCAATATCGAGCTTTTGCTGATCGATCAGATTGGTCGCGCCAAACTGTGCCGCTTGTTGTTGCAGTGTTTTAAGCTGTACGTCGCGATCTTGCGCCGCTTGCGCCGCTTGAAATGCCTGCTGATTTTTTTTGTACTTCTAGTTGCTGAAAGCGGTCTTTTTCGGACTGCGAAGATGTAAAGTTGTTTTGATTGCTTTGCACAGTAAGCTGCTGCAAGCGATCTTTTTCAGCCTGCGAGGCAGTAAAATTTTGCTGCCCAGCCAGTCGATCCGCTTCGGCTTTCAGTTGTTTATCCGCAATACTGGTTTGTTGCTCGCGATCCAGTGCCGCTTGCCCGCCACTAAAGACTTGATCTTTATCTTTGAGCGTCAGATTGCTATTCATTTGTGACTGAATAATGCCTTGCTGATTATTTGCATCGGCATTTTTAGCGCCCGAGTGTTGCTGCGACTTGCCCCATCGCATCCACCGCATTGGCTTGGCCAATGGTGGAATTAACCAGTCCTCGCGCATTGGCGATTTCCATTGCTTTACGCTTGGCTGATTCCATCAAAGGATTACCGGCATCCAGCGCATAAGCTGTTTGTTTTACATAGTCGCCACCACCCTGACCGACTGCTGCCACATTCCCGTTCGGGCTTGAAAAGGCGTTTTCTTTTGGCTTTTCAGTAAGGCTAAACATAAAAAAACTCCCGTTGTTTTAGGGAGTTTTGCAGAATTAAAGCTGTCAGCGCCGCCGTGTAACGCTCAACCTCAACGCGTCACCCGTAGCGCTATAAAACTGCGCCAAATTGCGCCATTGTAAAATGACTTAAATCAGCATCAGCAACGCTAGCGAGCCGCTGCAGCTCGGTAGCCTCCCACGCAAACGCCGCTTGAATATGCACGCGCACCGCTACCCGTAGCGATTCATAATCACCGGCGCTAAGCGGGTAAAAAACGCCATCGTCAAGCTTCCACTCGGGCGGCCAAATCCCAGAGCTTCTGCCATCATCGACCGCCATTTTTAACAAGGCCACTGCGTCGCGCTCGGTATTGACCGGTTTACCCTGCCAGATCGTACCGCCAGTTTCATATTGCCATCGGGTATCAGCAATCTTTGCCGCGATGTGTTCCCGCGTCACCACCGGCACAACATCAACCAGTACGCCGTCGATATAACGCTGACCGACCTTTGCCACCCCGGCGACTTTTTGCCGTCCAGCGTAAACCATCACCTCGAATACCTCGGGCGAGGTCTGGCCGACTTGTGTGACTTCGCCGGTGCTTAAATCATAAAAAAAGTAGTCCATACGCCCTCTATCGTCTAAACACCATTGCTATAGCTTCGGTTTTTGTGCCGCCGGCATAACACGAAATCGGGTAAGTTCCCACCGGAAAATCCACACCGGCAACAAAGTTGATCCCAGTACGAGTAGGGCCAGCACCATACACCGTGCATGATGTCGCTATCACTGTTGAGCCACCTGATCCGCCGCTGATGGTTGTCGATCCACTAACAAAAACAACGACTAAAGCCCCTGCTGGCACCTCAATCCATAGCTGGCCATTACTCGATGAATAAGCATTAGTAATACCCCTTGCAACGATATGATCAGCAGTGATAATGCCTGCTGTGACTGATGTTGCATGTACATTGCCGCGAATCGCCAAAGTGCCAGATGCTTGATCCCATTGCAGCCACTGCCCGGTATTGATATTCCCCATCAATAGACCTTCTGGGCCAAGGTAATAACCCCCTGCCGCCCATGCGTAGCCGGTATATGCACCCCCTTTAATTCTGCCTGCAGTAATATCACTAGCTGTAAATGTGCCGCCCTTCATATACAACATACCGTTGCTCACGTTGTATTCCAGCGACGCACCGGCGTAGTAATTACCCAGTAGCAAGCCATTCGGACCGACATACATATTTTGCGCGCCATTCACCGGCCAAACCCAGCCCGCACGAGCGCCGCCCAAAATCGCCCCAGCGGTCATGTGCAAATCGCCGGTTACATACAGCGTGCCGGTGTTGGCTGTGACTGCTTGCAAGTTAGTGACAGACAACGATTTAGCCGTCACTGAGCCATCGATTAATGCATTGCCGCGAATGCCGACGGTCGAAACGCCGTTGACCATGCCGACTTCAAACATCAGTTGGCCAGCGGCGGTATCGTTAGGTTTAGAGACACGGAATGCATCCGCCAAAATATCAAAACCGCTAGTGCTACCGTCGTTGTAAGCTTTGACACCGCTAACCCGTTTATTGGCATCGAGCGTGAGCGACCAACTAGCAAGCAATTTTCCAGAAATATTACTGGTGGCCGTCAGTGCGGTTGAGGCATTGGCTTCCACATTTTGCGCTAAGGTACTGCCAACCAATGTGCCAGATGGGGCACCGACGGTGGCGTTGTCGGCGGGTTTGCCCGCGCCATTAATACCTGACCATGTGGCGAATTTACCGGCTTCAATGGCTACGGCATTGAGTAAATCTTGGCGGCATACATATACCGCCTCAAATTGATCTCTAAAAGTTTGCCCAACAATGGTGGTTACGCTGGCAAGGTTGGCATCATTAATCCACGACGGTGGCACTGTAGTGCTGAGCGTATAAGCCGCATTGTTATTAAGGTAAGTGCCAAGCGCCTGCATGGCGGTGTTGTATGCGGTATTTTTGCTGGCTACAGCGGGATAAGTAACGGCATGCGTGTTAATACCGGCCTTTTCGCTAATGAGGATTTCCCATTCTTTGCGGGCAGCCTGTTTATCAATGGCTGTTAATTTATTATCAGCGGCAATGTCAGCCAGTGTGGCATTGGCCGTATTGGCGCTACTGATTGCTGAATTGGCACTGGTTTGCGCCGCATTGGCTGCATTTTGGGCGGCGGCGGCATTGGCGAGCGCATCACTGGCCTTGGTTTCGGTTTGCGCTAGGTTGGCTGATACCGTATTGACGCTACTTGATGACGCCTTACCAGCCACATCGGTAATCACGGTATTGAGTTGCGTTTGGCTCGCCCGAGTCGATAAGCCGGTGCTTGGATGATTGACGGCAGTTTCGAGGGTGGTGACTCGGCTAGCATCGGCTTTACCGGCGACGGTAGTAGATAGCGTGGTTAAGTCAGAGGCTTTGGCTTTGCTAGCGAGTCCGGTTGTTGGATTGTTGACGGTAGTTTCAAGGGCGGTGACGCGGCTGGCATCGGCTTTACCATCGACGGTGCTCGTTAGTGCGGTCAAATCAGAAGCAGCGGCTTTGCTGGCGAGCCCGGTGCTTGGGTGATTGACGGCAGTTTCGAGTGTGGTGACTCGGCTGGCGTCAGCTTTGCCAGCGACGGTACTGGTTAGGGCGGTTAAGTCTGATGCTTTGGCTTTTGATGCAAGGCCGGTTGTGGCGTTGTTGACGGTGCTCTCAAGGGCATCGACACGCGTTGCGGCGGCCTTGGTGGCGACATCGTTGCTTAGGGTGGTGACGCTGCTGGCGGATGCTTTAGTTGCGAGCCCGGTACTTGGGTGATTGACGGCAGTTTCGAGCGTGCTCACGCGACTAGCATCGGCTTTGCCGGTGACGGTATTCGATAGCGTCGTTAAGTCAGAAGCGGCGGCTTTTGATGCAAGGCCAGTTGTCGCGTGGTTAATCGCGGTTTCGAGCGTGCTCACGCGGCTGGCATCGGCCTTACCGGCAACGGTATTCGACAATGTGGTGACAGTCGATGCAGCGGCTTTGCTATCTAAGCCTGTCGTCGGATCGTTGATCTTCGTCGTCATGCTGGCCACGTCAGTGGCCATCGCCCGCTTACCGAGTTCTGTTTCTGCGGTGGCCATGCGGGTAATCATGCTTTCGTACTTGGTGCTCGTACCGTTGCCATCGATTCGAGCGCGTAGCGCGGTTAAATCAGAAGCGGTGGCTTTACCATCTGCGCTGGTTTGTGCTGCCGTGGCTTTTTGTGCTGCAGCATCAATAGCAGTTTTAATATCACCACCGGTATTCATCCGGGCTGATAGGGTGGTCATTTGCGATGCAAGGGCATCATCAGCACTGATACGCGCCTTGGTTTCGGTATCAATGGCCGCGGTACTGCCACCTGCAGAAGCCACGATATTATCAATCCGCTGAGATAATGCGCTATCTGCCGTTGTTCTGGCGGTGATTTCAGTGTTGATTTTAGATTCGTTGCTGTTGAGTTTAGCGTTGATGCTGGTATTGAGCGTGGCTTGAGCCGCTTCACGGGTTGCTAGCGCATTCATTTCAGTGGTAATGCGCGCATCAATGGCATCGTCACCCTGCTTGATCTTCGCTTCTACCGTCACCAAGTCGCTGGCTTGAGCGCGTTTTCCAATCTCGGTTTCAGCAGTCGATAGCCGCGTGACGACCGCTTCATAGCTGGTCGTTTTACCGTCGCCCTCAAGGCGTTTAACGATATTTTCAGCCAGCACTTTGGTGCCGTCATTCTCGATGCGTAAATAATCGGTTGCGGCCTTGGCTTCACCAAACCCATCGGCAATCAGGTCTAGCTTGGCATTCATTTCCTCGGCGCGAATCGTGGTTCCGGGTGTGAATGGATTGGTATGCTCAAAGTATTTGGTCATTTTTTGGCGCCGCGTAGAGAGAGCGTAAATTCAAATGACAGTACGCGCATGGGTAGTAGGTCGTTATGGCTGAGCATGATGGCAAACGATTCAGCGGTAGCGCTGGGGTAGGTTTCAACGCGGGCAGCTGGGTAGCTATCAAAAATTGAGCCATTCCATTGCGCCGAATCCCATAGCGCGCCGCCACTTGGCGCGGGTACGCTCATTGGTGTGCCGCTGCTTTCGTCAAAATCACAATCAACGCGCAACTGGTACGCCGATGCCTGACCAGAAAAAATCGCTGCGATTTTATGCAGCCGAAAAATCTTGCCTGACTTTGGGGTGATAAATCCGGTGCGAACTAAATTGTCGATCGCCGCGCCATCGGCGGAGTAGCCGCGATCTAGCTGATAGATAAATCCGCTGGACGTGCCGACAAACACGGCGCCATCAGGGCTGACCATGCCGCAATTAGCATTAAATGGATATGAGCGAATGCCGAAGTCAAAACTATCTGGCGTTTTGATCATGGAAAACATGCGCTTATCGTTAGCTTGGATTAAATACGCGCTGCGCGTGGGAGAGACTAAGCAAAACTTAACGCCAACCGTGGCCAGTGAGTTATTGATTTTTTTGGTGATGCTATCGGTAGCAAATTTGCCGTACTCTTGGGCGGCTTTAAAGTTAAAGCCTTGGGATTTATGGAAAAAGAATAAATCGCCCACCACGTCATGCACGGTATCAGCTTGTGCGCCGATTTGATCAGTAAAAGTGTCGAGCTGCCAATCTTGTTTACTGCTGCCAAACAAGGTATGAATTGATTTTTCAGTGGTGATAATCAAGCCACCCTTGAATAAACGGAATCCGGTAATCTCGGCGCCCAAACCAAACTCACTCGCGCCTGCTCCGTAGAGCGTTGGATCGCCAACCGTCGAATGCACAAAGCGGCCACCGGCAAACGATAAAAACAAATGGTTTTTAAAAAATGGCAATAAATTGCGGGTTGCCAGTGTGTAAATAAATAAACGTCGTGCCATCCCACGCAAACGCCTGATGGGTACCCGATACACCATACAGCGTGAGCGTGTTCGAGCCAGCGTAAAAGTTACCCACGGCAAAACGGTAATAACCATTGGGCGGCAACATGGTTTTGATCGCTTGCCAGCCGGTCGGCGTGCTGCGGTACATGGTACAAGAGCTATTGCCGATGACATTACGCACGGCGATGACTGCGCCGGCATAAAATCCCAAACCCAAAATCCGCCCTTCACCGGGTACGGTTTGAATTAAGGCGCGGCGTGCGGTGGCATCGCTGGGCTTACCGGCTCGGCTGGGTGCGGGCTGGCCGTCAAAGCGCTCAAAATCGCCAGTTTTGACAATCCCGCCTTGCGCTGCGGGCTCAAAATTACGGCATAGGCTTAAATCATTCGCAGCAATCCCCATGATGCCGACATCATCACGGTAGCCGCCATTGAGTAAAATCGGGGCAGAGTTTCTCAAACGAAGCACCCCCCGCGTACTTTCATGGGTACACCATAGCGCGCACTCATACTTGCCGCCGCTTGCTGTTCATTGATTTGCGCCATGCTATAAATGTCGGGCATAGATTCGGCGCTCGCAAATAGCATTAAAGCGCGCCAAACAATGCGAATCTGCAAATCATCGTCAATCATCGGTACGTCCGTATCGAGCGCGAGCGTTTGTAGTGGGGTGATAATATCGAGCTTGAGCGTGATCGGGCTGGTGGCGGCATTGTTAAACTGCACATAGCCAGATCGAGAGTCGGTACAAAAATACCGAGGCGCGGCGGCCATTGGCAGCAGTACATATTCGAGCCGGGCGCGTTGGCATAAGGGTGCGCCATTGAGCCAGATTCTTTTTACCTTGATCGCAGGGATCGCCGATAGGGCCAATTGGTTGACGCCAGCAGGAATGACGACATCGATAAACTGTTGGCGAAACGGCCATTCTCCGCCGCTTTTGATTTCATTTTGAATGAAATGCCACGCGTCAATCACCCAATTGACCATGTTTTTATGCAGTGGCGATAAAGTATCGGCGGCTGCAATGCTGGGGATTAATTGATTGGCCATCCCCGCTTCACGCTGTACGCGTTGTACCAACTGTAGAAAATTCATACTCACCTCACTTTGCGGTTATTTTCAAGCAGCAGATACAAAAAAGCCCCGTGTGTAACGGGGCATTTTGGTTAGCTCAGGCTGATTGATAAATCGTAAACGGAAAGCGCAGCACTTCGTCGTGATATTCTTCGTCTTTGCCGGTATCACGATTGCGGCGTTTCTTTTGCACCGGTGCTTTGCAGTTTTTTAAGAAGCTAACAAAGTGCTCTGGAATTTGGCCCGGACCATCACCGATTTGAATTTCGATATCGCGTTGAAATTGGCGTTGATCACCATTCACTGCCACGATGATATCGGCGTTATCTTCACCCACGGTTTGGAATGATACAAAGCGAGGCGCTGGCGGCGGGGCAATATATTCTTGTACTGCTTGAGCTGTTTGTGTTTCTTGTACTGCTTGAGTTTCTTGCGTGGTTTGCGTTTCTGTTGTCGCTGGTTCTTTATTCTTTGCCGTAGTCATGGAGTCACCCCTGTACGGAGGGGCGAACCCCTCCCAAACTTAATGATTAGTTAGATACACACACTTCAACGCGAGTCATCCATTCGTCATTCAAAATCAATGACGCAAAGTAACCCTTGCATGACACATAGCCACGTTGACCGGCTGGATCAGCAGCAGAAGGCGAGTTAACCGGAATGATTGAAGGCTTCACCGGTACTGTACCTTGGGCTTTATCACCTTTGAGCATGACCGTACCCACCGCGTCCTCACCCAAAATAAGCAGCTGATAAATATCCACCTTGCCGCCGGTGCTACGCATTGCTGCATTGACTGCATGCGCCGCGCTTTTCACGGGTTTGAACTCAGGCGACAAAATAAAGCGGATATTCTCAAACTTACCCACTTCACCTTCTTCGGCCTTCATGGCGCTTGAATATTTCTCAACTGGCGTGAACGCATCACCCAAGATGGTACGCAGCGACACTTCCATGTCGGTGTGGCCAAAAGCGTAGTACGCCTTACCTACTGGCGTGGTATCGATCAACGGACCGGCGGCAATTAACTTGCCAATTTGCTTGGCTTTATTCGATTTCAGCAACACGGTGGCACGGCGCAAAATCGAGGCTGACAATTCAGTTGTTACCGAAGTACGGTCCACGCCATTACCAAAAAACACCGATGCGCCACCCGTGGCGGTCATCCATGTTAATTGCTCAAAGGTTTGGCCAAAGGCCATGCCCAAACGCTCAACCAAAGGCGTTAATACTTCCCGTTTTGATAGATCAATCGCTTGATCGGTCACTTCGGCAATTCGCACGTACTGCGCTAAAGTGGCGTCTTTTGAGGTGAATGAAAACGCCTCAGTGGCAGGCGTAACGCCTTCGGTTGCCGCCGTGGTTGAAACCGAAAAGTTATTCGGGCGAGCAAGATTGACCTTTTTCGTCTCGCCTTTTGGAATCGTAATCGGCTTGCAATAGCGCTGCAGGCATGACACATAATCAGCAGCAGCCAGTAATTCTTTCACTACAAAACCATCGGTATTAAAACCGAGGGTTGGATAAGTTGCACCAGGCATAACTAATTCCCCTTAATAGGCGCGCTCAGCTCACACTTGAGCAAAGAACGCGTCCTCGACTGAGTTGAATGCTTCGCTGGTCGTTTTTCGCACAGGCTTTGCCGCCGACTTTGGTGAAACTGCATTGAGCAAACGCGATTGACGTTGCTGTGCGGTGTCGGCCACTCGATTGGCTTGTGGATTAACGGTGCTGCGAAACAGGCTAATGAGGGAAACAGCATCATCAGGAATGTTGGAACTACGCAGGGCTTGAATGCCGGGGGATTGACTACTAATCCACTCGACAAATTCAGGCGTTTGAACATCCTGCTGCCAGCCCGGTACACTCTCGTTAACGTACTCATGTGCAATGGCGCTAGCGCGTTGCTCGGCCAATGTCAGTTGTTGTTGATTGATATCGAGATGGGTCTGATGAAGCTGTTTTTGTGATGCGTGTTGCGCTGAAACGTAGGCGGCGATATTGGGCGCAAGGTCTACGTCATCCCCGAGCGATTGCAAGTCCGGCACTTGCTGCGCGAGAAGGGCGGCATTTTGCTTTTTCAATAGGTCTAGCTGGGCCAATGCCTCAGCGTTTTTACGTTTCAGTGCCGCCGTGCGACCTTTTTCCGACTTGATTTGGTGCTCAAGCTGTTCAGGCGTTAAACCTTGCGACGCTGCGTTGCTGTCTGTCGCGGCAGGTGCGGCGACGTCTGGCTCTTGGGCGTGCTCGGTGTGCGCTAAAGAGTCTTGAGACTGATCATCACCAGCGGCATTGGCGGCTGATGGATCGGTGATTTCCTGATTCGCTGCGCCCTCGACGGCATCGAAAAAAGAATCTTCAAGTGATTGTGGGTCTTGCACGGTGTCAGTCATGGATTCCCCTTGCGGCGTGTGCGGCATTGGTTAGTGCGGCGCGATATGCGCGGCTTCGGGGGAATAATGGGATTTATCGGGGCTAGATATGCTGCGTGTAACGTAACGCTGAGCTGAGGCTGACAGACAAGGCCAAACTCTGTGGCACAGGCGTAAAAAAAACCCGCACAAGGCGGGTTGGGTTGGTGTCTGAACTGACTGAATTAACCGATGATAGCTGTCGTGAGTAAAGCAATGCGCTGATCCAGCGTAGCGGCGTATTCTTTCATTGCGCAGTGTTGGACCACCAATAAGTCGCGCTGTGCGTCAGAGAGTGTCGGATAGACTGGACTGTTTTTGATAAACGCATCAAGGCCATCCATTTTGGCTTTTAGTTCATTGGCTTCCAGTTGCAAACGATCCATAAAGGTTTCGTTCATCTTTTGTTCAGCTTGATACAGCATTTGCTTGAGCAAATAGCCTTCTAGTAGCCAGATTTTATTAACGGCATTAGCGCGGGCAATCTTGCGGCCAATCTCGGCATCAAAGTTTTCCGGCGAGGCGCAGGCTGATTCGCCAGTAACAGTAAAGCCGTTATTCAGCGTTAATACGCAGAAGGTCAGTAAGCACAATGCGGTTGGATAAACACATGTATCACCGCTTGACCCGACTACGCCATCGGCTGCTGTGAAATAATTCTCGATCGAAATCACGCTTTCAATATGATCAGGGGTAATACGTGGGGCGGTTTTACCTTTGGCTTGAATTTCTTGCTCGATGGCGGTGTCTTGATTTTCTGGCATGAGGCTAATCCTAAAAGGTGAAGTAACGCCAAGATTATTGGTCGCCGCTTCACCTTCGAGGCTTTGTGTAACGCAAATCACTCTGCCAATTTACGCAGCTTTTCAATCATGGCTTGTTTTTCAGCATACCGCGCCTGCGTTCTGGCCAGCTCGGTTGGATTGGCTACGGGGTCAAGTAGTGCCAGTTTATTTAAACACAGTGATACTTCTTTAGTGAGTTCATCAATCAAGGGTTGTGGGTCGATATGGCGCATTATTGCATCCTTGTTGCGTGAGCCTATTTAGGCTCACTGGTGAAACATCATGGCTCAAATGCCATGCCCGGTTTGTAATTTAAGCTGCGCCTCGGCATTGAATAGTTGATTGGCATTATCTAGCTCCATCCGCTTAATACCGAACTCTTGCTCTAGTTGCTGTACGGTAATATTGCGCCGCTCGGCAAGCTCAGCCATCGCCAATTGATATTGCAGTTGATTACTTTCTGCTGCGCCTTGCGCCGTGAGCATCGTGCGCTGCAGATCGTTTTGGCTATCTTGCGCCATTTGCTCGATCTTCTTGCCTTCGAGCTGCAGCTTCATTTCGCCCTGTTGTAACTTCTGCTGATCAATGGCAACTCGTGGGTCTTGTGGCGGTGCTTGCTGTGCTTCTTGTGCCATTTTATCCGCGCTCTTGACGGTCGATTTAGGCAAGCGCATCACGCGGCTCAGCTCAGACAGTAAGCCCTCTTTATCAACACCGCTCGCAATCACCGGATTGTCGATTCGATCCAAAATACCCATCAGCGCCATGGCTTGCTGCTCTTTTTCTAGCAGCGCCGACGTGCCGCGCGCCACCACTTCATAATCCCCTTTAATACTGTCATCTTCGTGGTATTGCATATTGTAGTCATACAGTCGGCGGATAAACGGCTTGGTCAGTTGGTCATCAAAGCGTTTCACCATCCGGCGCAGCACGGTATTGGCTTGATTGAGCATCATCGACGTGCCGCTGGCCGTTTGGTTCAAATAGTTCTGGCCCTCACCTTGGGCAATCAACGGCGTTTGCGTCTCTTGGTCAATCAATTGATTGGCTAAATTAAACAGCGCGAGCAATTGGTCAACGTGGGGGTTGACGTCAATGCGGCGAAACGGAATATCCGCCACCGACATACTGCTGTTTAAAGTCACCACGGCACCGGGGCTTAAACTGCCGTCAATGGTATTGATGCTCATACCTGCATTGGCATCGACCACCCACAGCCCGCGCACCGCCCATGCGACATTATCCAGTGCCGCGCGCCAAATCGAATTGGCCACGCGCTGCGAGCTGGCCATCACATACGGAATACCATAACCAAATAAGCTGGTACCGTCGGTTTCTGGGGTAAAAACACTGTACGGTAGATCGCCAGTATCACTAACGGCCTGCGTGGCTTTAATCACCTTGCCCTCACAAAACCACAGGCACACCGGTATTTCATCCAGCGAATCATAATCTTCCCCGACCTCGCAGCCACACGCTGCCAAATCATCGGGCTTGAGTGAGCCGTAATACTCCCACAGCTCATAGCGATTGGATTTAACGCTTTGTGTACCCGACATTTCACGGCGCTGCTGTAAATGGGTCGGCTCTTTACTACCCGCCTCGCCAGCATCAAGGATTAAGCGGATTTGTTCGCGCAGAAAAGATGGGTCTTTAGCCAGCTCGCGCAACTGTTTGCGGCTGATGTAATGGCGCTCGAAGGTGAATTCAGCATCTTCAATACACGTTGCCGACATGTCAGGAAAAAAATCAAACGGATCAACCCGCCGACCGATGGGCTTCGGTTTCATTACCTTGACCATTTCACGGATGGATTGACCGTTTAACCCTGCGATTTTCTTCCAGCGGGTTTCAGTCTTGGCGGTGATTTCCACCCCTTTTAACACGCCGGTACCGACAATCAACGCATCATTAATCACTAAGCGCGATTGCTCATTGAAATTGCATTCAGTGAGCTGATCCTCCATGAGTTTTTGCATCTTGGCGGCGCAATCATCGGCTGCGGATTGTGTGCCTTGGGCCAAATCGCGCTCTTGAATCTCAGCCCCTTCGGGCGTCATGCCGATGGGCTTGGTCGATGTAGCAAAATCGGCCAGTTCTGGAATCGGTGTGGCCGCAATACCCCAATTATTATCATCGGTTGGCAGTACCGTATCGCTCAACCGGGCGATTTGGGTATTGGTTTTAGCGCGAGTTAAGTTAACAAACGCCTCGCTGCCGCCAGTGGCCTTGATCGATAGCAATACATCGGCTTCATATTTGCCATTGTATTGCCGTAAATCAGTCAGCATGCGCTGTTCAATGCTATCGCGCTCAATCACTAACTCGGTAATCTGCCCTTGCAGCCGTTGGCCAATCCCAGATAAACGCTCGGCCAATTCGGCCTGCGCGCCTGCGCCTCGTCGGGCTCTTGCAAATCATCATCAACTTCGGCTTGCTCAGCGAACATAAAAAATCCCCTATGATTAAGGGGATTGTTAGGGATTAGCGCGGGTTATTTGTGGTGTGTAACGCTCATTGCTCACTACTCGTAAACTTGATTTCATCATCATACAACAGCTCAGCACCGGCAAAGCCGTCTGCGATCTTGCCAACGTAGGTTTTTAATCCACGAATATAGAACGTGTAATGCAATGTATTAACAAGCACATCAGGATTGCGTTCGATATACGCGGCCTCAGCAATGGCACGGCGCTTTAAAATTAGCGTATTGATTTTACCCATCACTTGGTCGTGCAGTCGCTCAAGCTTGGCATCACGTTCGCACGCTTCTAGTTCCCATGCTGCCATATTTTTCTCAGGCACTTTGCCGAAATTAGTTTGCATCAAATCACCCCACCAGCCAGTAAATCACAATAATAAACAGCGCAAAAGCAGGGATCAGGCGAAAATACAGGTCGCGGTATATTTCGTCGCTTGCTTTTCGGGCGCGAGCCATGTGCTCGTTTGTTATCGCCTCGCATCGCGCCTCGCGTTTTAAATCGTCCATCAAAACAACTCCCCACACATGCCGGGATTACTCACCAGATCAATTAAATCCGTCTGCACCGCGCACACCGCACGCAATAAAGCGCGGTCGAGCTCACGCATCAGCTTAATTTTGAGGCGTTGCACGGCCATGTGGCTGTGCGGCTTGATCAATACCGCCGATTGCCGAGTATTCACGCAATCACCACCCAGCCACTCACGCACAATGGCATTGCGTAATTGCAACGGTACCGGGCAATGGGTTAAGCCGCCGTTGCTACGAATATAAACCTGCTGCGGTAATTCACCGGCCACGCTCATCACATCGGTAATCCGCCCGGCAAATGCACACCACACAATGCCGCGCTGGTCCGGTGGCAGTAGATTAATCGCGAGCATCACGCTGGCTGCGATCTTAGCGCGCTGTGCGTCGCAGCCGCCAAATCGCCCAGACTCAAGCGGCTGAAACTTCGTCAGCTGGATCGTGTGCGCCTCTTGCCGAAACGCCCACGCGATTAACGAATGGATTGTGACCCATTTTGTATCGTTATGCATATCAATAGCCTCCATAGGTATCGCCAGCATGGTGAATAATGCGTTTGGTTTCGTGGCGAAATAAAACAGGGAATTTGCGAACAATGAAATAGCCCGCTGCATCATTACAATGATCTTTACCGGCGGATTTATCCGGTTCACCGCCAGCAGTAAAAACTTGCTGCTCCAGTGATTCGGTCAATTTAGGGCAGGCATGGGTGTTAACTTTGAATAAGCGTCTGCCGTTATTATTTAAAATCGCGGTATTAACTGCATTCAAGCGATCGCGCACAGCGGGATTGGCTAAATTCACCATCACGCTAAAGCCCGCCTTGCGCAAAATGTCGTGGTCAGACTGTGTACTGTTATTGGTTGATGTGTTTTGCCCAGACGCATCCGGGTAAATCGTGATTTCATGGCGCCCATGTTCGTATTTAACGCGGATCGCTTCGGCCATGCTGGTGGTATCACGCTGGCCGACAAATTCTTCCAGTGCCAGTGGTTGGCCATCGCGAACCACAAAGACCACCGCCGACATATTCCGCACGTTAAAGTCCATACCGATATGCAGTTCTTCGCCGTGCTGTATCGTTTCATTGCTGTGATTCTTAAAGCGGCAAAAGTCGGGGTACACCGCGCCACTGGTCAAGTTGACAAACTTACCGCGCAGATACGCGTCAATTAATTGCGCTGGGTAAGAGTCCAGTAGCGATGGGATGTAATCAGCAGGTAAATTCTTAGCATTCTGATACGTGCTGGCTTGAATCATGCCAAAACGAGCGCGCAGTTCAGGCTTAGCCGCGAGCTGTCGCACAAACTGCGCATAAGTAAACCGAAATCCTTCGGGCGTGGTGGTGACATCGACGCCGTTTTTAAGTCCATCCATCAAGTAGCGCATCCGCGCAATGATCTTTCGGAATGCTTGTTCGGCTTTCTTTTCTACCATCACATCCAGTTCATCAATCAGCGCGTGGCCAATCTTAAAACCGACAATCTTCTCTGGTCGTTCCATTGAGCGACAAATCACAGTGGTGCGGTATTTATTGCCCTCATAGATTGTCACTTCTTTATTCGATTCATGTACCGTCGTGCGTAAGCCCCAATCAAAGGCCACTTCTTCGACAGTAGGGTAAAAAATATCTCGAATATGTGGGTACGTCGGTGCAAAGTACCCCGCGTTAACCCCCGGCATTTCCCATGCATGGCGCATGATGCCGGATGTACCCGCCCATGTTTTACCCGAGCCAAAACCAGCCACATAAGCCCGAAACTTATGCGGCATGTTTAGAAACTGTGCTTGCGGGATATTGAGGCGCGGCTTAATCAACAAGGCTGGCGTCCTCAACCTGAATCACAATTTGTACCGGTGTAGCCGGTGCAATATCTTCATCTTGGCGGGAATTATCAATATTGAACGCTTCTCGCTCGAGCGTAATCAGCACTTTTAAGGTGTTGACCAGATCGACAATGATCTTGCTGCGTTGAGGTAGTGCAATAACGCGGTGATATAAATCATTCAGCGGGTCGCGGCCATACACATTCGGTTCATACATCATATTGCCCAGCTGGCAATACAGCTCGCGGTTATCAGTTTGATGCTCCAACTCGCCCATTAAATTATCCAGCAAGAGGCGATAGCGGTTGATGTTAGTGCGATGCGATAGTTTGACGTTCGCAATCGCTTGCGCCCCCGCTTCAATAATTTCATTCTCTGTCAGAGTTGGGTTTGTAAGGTTCTGTTTTTTTGGATTTTGTGTTACAACCCGCACAGATTGAGCGGCAGCAGGCGCTTGATTTAAAACACTTTCGTCTGTTACGCTGCTTGTAACAGCCGTTGTTACAGTCTTTTTTGTTACAGCGCGGCGCGGTGTTGTTACTGTGCCAGCATTGGCCATTGTGGCCGTTACTATCTCATCAGCGCGAGCGTTCGACTTCGCCAGTAAATCGCGTGTCCAGCCCTCTTTATTCGCTTTACGTGAGATATTCACATGGCTCAGACCATGCTTAGTGCCGATCTCGCGCAGCGATAAAATCCCCGCACGAAAATCAGCTTCAATGCATTCCAGATCAAATGCCGACCAATCAAAAGCAGCCGCCATTAAATCGTTTTTCCTTTTGGAACGTGAGAACGAGAGCCAGAAAAACTCATACCGCGATCTGTGCTAAATCAGTAATGACAACGCGCACCATGGCCGCTGTTTTATTCGCGGGCTGTTTAATTACATGCAAATCATCAATCTGTTCGTCGTCGTTCCAAATCCCGGCATGGGAGAGCGCGTCAAACAAGGCTTTGTTAAAATTGTCGATATCGCGCTTGCGGCGATCCGGTGGAATCAATTGCAGTGTCACCGCTACGCGTGCATCGCCAAACTGTTTAGCGCCCACCACTTGCCAGATGCAATCAATCACCGCTTTACGATAAGCGCGGCCTTTCTCGCTGATCAGCACTTTTTCACCGACGTGCCGCCAGTAGCTATTCATGCTCGGGGGAAACGGCAGTATTAAAGTTAATGCACGCGCTTTAGCCACGATCTACCTTGCCCCTTAATTCGCCAATGCGTAAACCGGCCATAAATGCCGATTGAAGTACATCCTTCACCGAGTCGGGCTGTCGCCAAAGCCCAGCATTTTGCAAATAAAGATCAAACTCGCGCCGATCAAAACGATCTGGCTTAATCGGCGGCGCTGATACATCACACATAACCCTGCTCCAAAAGATTCTGCTCAATCATCAGCGCCAAACAATCCATTTCTTCCAGCTTGGCCAAGCGCCAAGCGCTGCGATTACCATGAATGCCGCTTTTGCCTTGGTGATGCTCATAGCACAACGGCAACACCAAAAAATGCGATGACCTTTGACTTAAACCGGCACCCGAACGCATGTGGTGTACCGACGTTGGCGTTTCTTGCTGCATCCCCAAAGCATTACAAATGACACAAGGCCGCGCTGCGATGACCGCGTGATACTCACACTCCGCCGTAGTTTTGGCGGTGCTAGCCCGCTTAGGCAGCACTTGCGAGGGCGCCGGTTTGGCATGGATATCCCCACTGGCACTACAGGCCACCCATGACGACGGACGCGGGCAAACCTTCGATTGTTGCGTCTTACTTGCTGCTATTGATGACATGATGCCTTTTCCTAAGTTGTGACCATCCCCACGATGGTTACTGCGATAAATCCAGCCAGACCGGCTGGGCGTACACATCCATATTCATTTCAACTGCTTTATCGTCACACCATGCTTGGCATTCTTCGCTGCTATGCCATAGCTGGGCTGCGGATTTCATACTGGTTAATGGGTAACGCCCTGCACCCACATACCAATGCCGCGCTTGTACCGACTCGGCCAGCCAGCGATACCCAATGTAATCGCGAAGCATGCCATCGAGCCCAACAGCACCAGCTCGCGCAATCAAAGTGCGGGGCAATATCCAGCGCCGCGCTTTTAAAATCTCAATCGTGCGTTGAATCTGTACCGCGTGGAATCGGTCGGCATAGCGCGCAATGTGCAACGCCTCCGCCAAATCTGGCTGCTTAGCCTTAAAAATAGCCAGCTCATTGGCCGTCATTAAGCAGTCATTCATCACACACCAGGTATTGGCCAAGGTATTGGCTTAACACCGACGCTGGTAATGCCGTATTCGGCCAAGCCTCTGTCGCGGCGGCATACGCCGTCATCAACGCATCATCGGTAACGCCAGCCACCGCCCATGTCAAAGTTTCAGGGCAAGTGAATACGAACTCAGGATTAACGCCGCGCTTTTCTTCCAAACCACGAATCAAGCGAGCAATCGCAAGGCGGCGCTCAGGGATCGGTAAATCGGCAGGATTAAAACTAAAATCTTGCACCGGGGGTAAAACTGCAATTGGGTTTGTTTTGGTTTTATTCTGTACCGCCGCCAAAGCACTGCGCGCTAAAGCGAGTTTGGCCGCTTTGTCGCCAGCAATCGGCGCCACTTGGGTTTGGATTGGCTTTAAATTGGATTCAGCAGCACCAGCAGATTGTTCGCTTGATTGTGCTTTTTTAGGACGGCCACCTTTGAGGCCATTTAAACGATTCGCCACCGCACGGCGCTCAGCGCTCGCAAAGTGTGCCAGCATGCGCGGGTGAATAATGTGCGTGCCGCGCACCTCAAAATGCTGCATCAACACGGCGCGATTGGCTTCAAACTCAGGCAGCGGCATATTGCAGCACGTCGCCGCCAATTGAACCGTATCATTAGGCAGCACACCCTTGGTTTCCCATGCCGCAATCAGCAAAGCGTGATACGCAGCGCGCTGCACCAACGTAAACCCCACCACATCAGTGAGAAACACGCCCGTTTCTAAATGCATTGATTTTTTACGGTTAAACATGACTCAATGCCTTTTTTCTCGCCTGCAGCACCCGCACGCGGCGGCGCTGGCAGAGTGCTTGACGCATAATCCGATGACGAACACTCATGCTTTTCCCTTGCGACGACGACTGCAACGTAAGCGGCGATTATTCTTGGCCAGCGCTTCGCTGGCATTCGCAGGCGTTAATGACGACTGCAAACGACTCATATTTAAAACCCGCAGCGCCGCAATCACTTCATCAGACGCATCATCACAATCCGTTTTCAGCATCTTTTGCGCCATACCTGCCGCAATACGTGCCATCGCTTGCTGAATTTCAGGCGTAACAGGCAGTTTTTCAGCATGCAATACACACGCCTCGGCTAAAACGCGAATCGCGGCGAGCTCAGCAGGATCAATCGCAGCAAAGCCCACCGGAATAATCTGCCAGCCATACGCCGCCGCAAACGGCTCAACTTGATCCAGCTTGAGCGAGCGAGTGCCTTCCATAATTCTCGTCACCGTACCCACGTCACTCTCTATCGCGGCGGCGGCTACTTCACGCTTTACAGTGTATTGACTGCGTCTTAATTCATCGGCAAATGACATTTCTTCGCTCTCAAGTGCAAAATATTTTGCTATTCGCTGCACAGGCAACGGCTTATGCTGGGTTTAAAGTAAATCGGGCCACTTCAAATGCCACGACGTCGGGAACATCTGCTTTCGCGTCACCTTGCCGCCGGTGGTTTGCTCAATACGCACCGCCACCACCACCCCCGGCAGACCGCCAGATTGATACTGACTGATCGTTCCTTGATTAACGCCCCATGCCGTCGCTAGCTCAGCCTGAATGCCGCCATTGTCGGTATAGGATTTGATATATGCGGCCAAAGGGCCATCAGGAGAAGATTTTTTCATGTCTCAAAATATAGCACAAACGATATTTTTTAAAGCCAAAATAAATTTATATTTACACCCCGCAAGCCGCGCTTTGCTTGCGTTTTATTTGCTAAGCAATAATATAACGACAAACAACACTATTTTTTCAGCAAGGAGAACGACCGAATGAACACCCCGGGGCAACGCGTTAGAGCACGGAGAAAACAACTCAAACTGACGCAGACGCAAGCTGCGGGCGCAGCCGGTTTGTCGCAAGGCACATGGTCAGCCATGGAGAAAAGTGACGAATCCGATTACCGCAGCGCCTATTGGGTTGACATCGCTCGCGTGCTACATACCACGCCCGAATGGCTGCAATATGGCATTGGCGACCCAGAGCAACGCACCGACATCGCCACCATGCGCGTTGAAACCGCCAACGGTACCGATGTTTGGCAAATGATTTACTCCCTGGTCGGCATTAGCGACGATGGCGAAAACCAAACCAATAAAGATATCAGCATGACCATCCCACCATGGATGGCCGACCACTTTAACTTTTGTCCGACCACCACTCTGCTTTATGCCGTCGAAGACGCTGCAGCAGCGCCAGATCGCCCCAAGGGAACGATTGTGCTGATTGATACGGCACAAAAAAGCATTAAAGACGCCGATTTATATTGTGTTTACCTCAATGGCAATCTGACCTTGCGCCGACTGTTTCGAGAGCTAGACGAAAGCTTGCGCGTGGCTTGCGATAACCCAAATAAAACCCACTTCCCAGATCGTGTAGTGCAGTCAGGTAAGGCATTGCCGTTTCGTATTCTCGGTAGAGTTGTAGCGAAATTTGACATGTAACCGAACTGTAACCAATATTTGCACAATTTAAAAATAGCTTTAACAATAAAGTTACCCCTTTTTGCGACTTTTAATATTGGCATACTTGTAATTATTTTATTTCCATAGCAATATATCGCCAGTGCGAAAAAATATTCGCTTGGCGGCGCAAGCCGTAACCTTTTTAACCAGAGGACAGCGGCTTATGCCCCGATTTGACTCCCCTTTGTCGCAAAAACATGCCCACCGCAGCGCAGAAATTCACAACCATTTCAAAGCTTCGATTTTACGCATCCTCCAAACCACGTCAGCCCCTCTCGATTTAGTCACCCTCGGCTTTCGCGCCCGCGTTACCCCATCACGACTGACCGGCGCACTCAGCGAGCTAGCCGACCAAAAACGCATCAGCGCCAAAAAAATCTACCTCGCTGACCAAAAAAAGACGGTTCGCGTCTACAGCTTAATTAATCAGCTCAGCACCAGCGCGCCACAATAAGGATTCATCATGCTTTGGTTTAGAAACCTCATTTTTTACCGCCTGAGCGCGGAACACACCATTAACGCCCAAGCGCTGAACGATGCACTATTGCAGCGCCCCTTCGTGGCGTGTGGCGCGATGGATATGGAAAGCTGCGGCTGGGTAGCGCCAGCACGGCACGCGCTTGAGGAATTCGCCTTTACGCGGCAAGACGCGGTACTGATTGCACTCAAGGTCGAAAGCAAGATACTCCCTGCCGCTGCCGTTAAAGACGAGCTAGATATACGCGTGCAACACATCGAAGCGGAAGAAAAGCGCAAATGCGGCCGCAAAGAAATAAAAAAGACTCAAAGAGCGCATCACCGACGAGCTGCTTCCCCGTGCGCTCACCAAAAGCAGCACGCAACGCGCCCTGATCGATCTTGAGCGGGGGCTGGTTATCGTTGACGCAGCATCCGCAGCCAAAGCCGAATACCTACTCTCAACCTTGCGCGAAACCCTCGGTAGCTTGCCAACGCGCTTGGTTGATACCGAAATCAGCCCGGCGATGGCCATGACCGACTGGCTCACTACCGAAGCCCCCGACAATTTTTCAATTCGCCAAGGTGCCGAACTCAAAGTACCAGGGGATGAAGGCTCAATCGCCCGCTTCAAGCGTCAAGTGATGGACTGCGACGAAGTACGCCAGCATTTAGGCGTCGGTAAAATCGCGACGCGCCTCGATATGGCCTTTGGCGAACGCCTGACCTTCACGCTCACCGAAGCGCTCGAAGTTAAATCGCTGGCCATGCTCGATGTACTCAAAGACGAAATCAAGGACATGGACGCCGAAACGCAAGACGCGCTATTCGAGTCGCAAATGGCGCTACTCATTGGCGAATTGCGCTTGTTTATTCCGGCACTGCTAGAGATTTTGGGCGGAGAACTTGAACCTGCTGCCGTGACAGAGAAGGCCGAGAACAAGGCTATGCAGGATGAAGCCGATTCATTTTATGCAGACGCCGTTGAATTTGTTCGCAAAACCCAACGCGCCAGTATTTCAGCTGTACAGCGCCAATTCCGCATCGGCTACAACCGCGCAGCGCGTTTGATCGAGCAAATGGAAACTGACGGCATCGTGAGCCAAATGGAATCGAACGGCTCGCGCACTGTATTGGCGCCAAAAGGTGGTGCGAAATGAGCGAACAAACGAAAAAGCCTGACCTTTGCTACTCACGCGAAGGAGATGACCATTGTGTGCGCGAACTGCAAGAGCTAATTTCCATCCACGAGCTAGATGTCGGTGCGCCATACATCGAATACGACTTGGTGCAACACCCCGCTAGCCATTACTTCAATATTGAAGACGTGATCGAAAACATGGCGAGCGCAGCCGATGACGACGCTGGCGAACATGCAGAAGGCTTCCCTGATTTAAGCGACGATGAAGAAGCAGAACTTAATGCCCTAATTAGTAACTGGCTTGATAAAAAAGTGAGCGTTAATTTCTTTACGGCCGTCAATCCGCGTGAGCGTGAAATTACAGCTGGCGATCTAGGAGAGCGCGAATCATGAGTAATCCAGTCTCACACACTTGCCCAACGTGCGGGCATACATGGCGGCATGGTCATAGTGGTGACCATAACTGCACAACGCGATTGGTTCAGCAGCGCGGCGAGCTGTTGGCCGCGCTGGAAGCTATTGCTGAATGGACTGAGCGCTATACCAAGCCAGATCACCCCATTAGCACCGTTGCCCGTAAAGCCATCGCCAACGTGGGGGCGTTATGACCAAGCCAGTTAAATACTACTGCCGCACCTGCCGCCGCGAATTTGGCCAAGGCAATATGATGCCCAACGCCTGCACGCTCTGCAAATCCACCAACATCATTGGGAGAGGCTATTCATGTACCCGATAAACCCAGCCATAAGCCAACAACGCGTTAAAACCGATATCGCGCTAGCACAAGCGATGAAGCCGCAGCTCGATACGCAACGCCAAGTACGCAACGCCATCGAAGATCGTAACTTCATGCGCCAACGTAACCGAGAAGTGTGGGAAAAATGAGCAAGGCTAAACCCAAGCGGGCAAAGAAGTACGACCCGACGAAGCACGCCCGCTTATTGATCGAGAGCAAGCAGCGCAATGAGCAAGCCAATGAGCAAGCTAAAATGCAGGCCATTGCTAGCGCGCCCCTCGTTGCACAAGAGATTGAGCATTTTCATAACCTCAGTGACGTGCATACCGTGTTCATTAAAGGCAAGCGGGATGTGAACATATCGCAAGATATCCTGCTTTTTTTTATTGAATTGTCACGAAACCTTGCCAGTTTCAAACAAATCAGCCCCGAGCTCTGCGATGCCGCCAATAAAGCCCTGCACGATTCGGCGCTACACGCGATTAATCGCAAGCTCGATTTTTTGGATTTAAGCACCGGGCAAAAAAAAGCATTCGATCAACTCAATGGCTTTAGTAAACGACTCATTCAGCACTGCACCCGGTATCAATTTGTCGAGTCTTATAACCACGCACGTCAAAGCGTTATCGACATTAATCGCCAGTCAGGGATTATCGCGGCTTTTGGTGAAATGCCCGAGATCGGCCAGCCCTACATCACGTATGAGCAATTCATAGCGGTGATTACCGGAATAAAAGCCAGCGTCGAGGCCAGTTCAACTCAGCGCTATATCATTACCCGCTACTCGCTAGAGCTCGATGAAGTGGCCACTGCCGCTGCTGAGGCGGAGGCGATTGCACAGGAAAAAGCCAAGCCAAAATGGACCAACGCCTTTTTGTTGACGGCCAAACGCTCGCCGCTGCGCCAGCACCAGCAAAAAAAAACCAAAAAGAAACCCAATAGCGATCAGTACCGTATTCAAAGACTGCGCGAGCTCGCCGACGAGCGACTGGCTACAGTGCTTGAGCGCTTGCCGCTGCTCTTTACCAGCGCCACCGCCGACAAAATTTGCCGACCGGACTATTGCAACGGCGAAAGCTTTAAGCGCAGCGCCCTAACCCGCCCAGGATTAATTCGGCCAACCGGCAAAAAACACAGCAACGCCATTGAATTTGCCAATAGCTTGCACCCGGATTACCCACAGTGGCTAGAGAACCAAAATAAAACCCACACCAAAACCCAAATAGCGAGCCAATGCCATGCTTAGAGAGGATTTATTAGAACAAATCGCCCAACTACCCATCGGCATGCCCGTGGTCGTTGAGCTGGGCGAGACATACAGCGCCGAAATCGACCGCGTAGCGCGCCGTAATGACAGCGCCAGCATTTTTTTAGAATCGAGCTTTACCATCGCCCCGCTACCGCCAGCCGAAGCCAGCGCGCAGCGCATTAAAGACTATTTACAAGCGATGCACGTCAAAACCGCCGAAGGCCGCACCATCAAAAGCACCTACTTTTCCGACGAAGCGGCGGTACTCGTGTTTATTGATGGCACGTTTTTCATTATTGAAGGTGACATTAACGACGATTGTGAATCATGCACCCTACGCGCCGAACCCTTGCGCCAAATTGACGAAGTGTTTTTACCTTATGAATTAGTTCGTATGGGTTTAATTAGCGGGGCCCATGGACAAACGCTGACCATCGCCAAAAAACAGCAGCAAGCGGCCAAAATTAAAGCGCATGTAGACCAACTAAACCAACAACAAGCCGCCCTTCAAGCCGAACTCGCCGAGGTGGCCAAATGAGCGGCGTACATATTGCCATTGCGACCAAAGACGATTTCAAACGCCTATGGCGCATCTACCGCGCCGCTGAAAATCTCGGTTACGACTTCACCCAATGGGAACTCGAAGAACACTTTGAAAACTGCCCGCTGAAATTACGCCGATATCTAGCAGTGATTTTAGGCAATCTGAACTACTCAGGCGGATTTAGCCGCGTGCTAATGGGTTGCGAAGCGCTGATCGATCACTGCTGCGACAAAACCCAAGACGTATACGACCTCAGCCCCGAAATAAAACAAGGCTTAGACGACACCGAGCGCCTGAACTGGATGCTAGAGCATGATGATGCAAAGGTTGAAAAATCGAATACATCAGTACAACTCAGCTATCGGTGGCAAGAAACAACGCACTTTCACGGCACGCTCTGTGCCGGCGAACAACAGACGATTGAAATCCGTCGCCTGATCGAAAAAGCACGTGAAGTCACCAAGCCAGCACCAGCGGAGCTCGCCGCCGGTTGCCACCGCGCCCACCCGCACGAAGATATGAATGAGGAATGCCAGCGCAAGACCGAGGAAGTCAAAGCTCGCGTTGACGCGCAACTGGTTAAGTGCCGCTATGCACGTTTCGGCTGCGAAATTGAAAGCGACGGAGGGGAAGCATGTGCCTGTTTACTCAGCTCGGTTGGGTGGCTTTTCTCCTTGCCGCCATTGGTAGCACCTACATCAGCGGCGTGATTCTTTTTGCTTCCGCAATGGGTTATGGCTTTAAATCGCGCTGGTCAAGCCTAATTGTGATCGCACTGGTGATCGCAATGTGGTGGGCTGTTTTCAAAACTGCCCCATTTAACGTCGACCTGACGCTGAGGCTCAACACATGAAAAGCAAAGGCGTGAACCAGCCCCGCAAAGTATGGTCCCCTGCCGAAGTCGCTCAGCTACGCGCCATCTACCCTGATCGCACTGCCGCGCAATGCGCCCAAGTTTTTGGCTGCTCACTACAGCAGATTTACAGCAAAGCCACGCAGCTCAATATCGGCAAAAGCGAGGCGTTTAAACAAGATGCAATCAGCGGCAGGTTAAAAGGCCAAGTCGGCGCAGCAACACGTTTTGGTGCCGGGCATCAGCCGTGGAATAAAGGTCAAAAAGGGCTCGATCTTGGCGGCAAAGAAACACAATTTAAAAAAGGGCAAAAGCCCCGCAATTGGCAACCGATTGGCAGTAATCGCCAGCGCCATGATGGAGAGTTAGAGCGAAAAATCTCTGACACCGGCATTACCAGGCATGACTACGTCACCATCAAGGAATTAGTTTGGCGCATGCATGACCGCACCCGACCAAAAGGCTATTCACTGATTTTTATTGACGGTGATCGAAGCAATATCGACATCAACAACCTTGAGTGCCTATCCCGTAGCGAGCTAATGCAGCGCAATACCCGCCATGCGAGATACCCAAAAGAAGTCAATGAAATCATCCAGCTACGCGCTGCGCTAGTCCGAAAAATCAACCATAGAGAAAAAAAACCATGAAAAACACATCAATGATTTGCGCGAGCACCTATTCAAAGCCTTAGAAGATGTCGGCAGCGGCAAGATGGATTTAGAGCGCGCCAAAGTGGTGTGTGAAATCGGCCAAGTCATTATCAACACGGCTCGGGTCGAAGTAGATTATGTCAAACATACTGGCCGTCAAGTCGATGGCCTAATTCAGCCCGCGACAACCGGCCGCATAACTCACCAAATTAAATAAACAGGCTAGCTTAAACAAGGAATTGCAATGACCCAAGTAATCCAAGCCCTCACCACTGCCCATCAAAAAAGCGAATAAACGATGACTATGCGGAATTTGTTCGGAAACTCAAGCATCAGGCGCAGCACCAGCAATAATTGCTGCGGTGATATTCACCATTGAGCAGATTTGAGTCGCGTCTGACAAAAAGTAAATGATGACGCAAGGCAACTCGCGGAAATTAATGTAATATCAGCATCGTGCATTGTGGCATTTTATTGGCTAAGCTATACTTTGTTAAATTTAAAGATTTGGAGCCGCGCAATTTGAAGCATTAAACCGCTGAAATAGAAAAAGCCCCACCAAAAGGCGGGGCAATTCAAGAAACCTAGACTACCGAAAGACTATTTAGAAGTAAGCCAGCATCCCCATGCTGAAATCTCTAAACACTCAAGGCCACACAATGCCTTGAATCATAGGGTGCTTATTTTTTCTTGTCAAGCAGGTAGTCCGGGCCTACTCACGCTTTTTTTACGGATAACCCTATGATTCCCCAAAAAAAATCAGCAGCAAATCTCTGCTCGTATCATCACGCCCTCAAAATTTAACCGCACTCCGCAGGCGCAACCCAAAAAACGCAACAACATCATGCCCAACTCGAATGTGTCGTTTGTCATTCAAGAAGCGGCAAAATTGATGTTTGATCGGATCAGAATCGAAGATCATCGCTCAGCACCACAAAAACTGCGCTCGCAAACGCTAGGCCGACTGGTTGTTACCGTTGGCGTGTTTCTTGATCTTCACCAAAACGGCGAAATCGACAAGCCACAAAACTATATTGCGGCACTTTTGGGTAAATCAGTGCGCGCTTTGCGCTATGACATCCGCGATCTGGAAGCAATGGGATTGATTGCCACTCACATGCACTACGATAAAGACGGTATGCGGGTGCATAACACCTATAAATTGGCCCCCATGCTCTTTCTGTGGCGCAAAGGTAAGCAATTAGCTACCGCAGCGCTTGGCGCACTCAAGCAAGCGACAGATGGCGCTACCAGCCGCTTGGCGCGTCGTGCCGCCAGCCTACACAATACCTATCGCCGACTTGCCGAATCGAACCTGCTGCGCGGCAAAGCCAAGCAAGAGCGTGTTATCGACACCCAACAACCGCCAGGCAACCCGACACATGCAATTGGCATCAAGGGGATTCCTGCTGACCAACCACCTGCCAAAGCCAGGCTAACAGAAAGCTACATACTAGAAATAGTCACCATTGCAAAAAAACATGGGTTTGAATTTGCCGCAAATTGCTCGCGGTTGACTGCCCAACAAGTGCAAAAAATCTGCGCGGAGCACCAAAAATCGACCAATAAAGCCTGTATTTATGCGTGAGGAACACTTTTGCCCAGTTGCCTACCTTATTACATAAGGTTTTAAAAAACCTAATATAAGTGCGCCCGTACCGGACGACTAAAAACATAGATAAAAACAGAAGCAATGAGTAGCGCCAAGGCGCACTATTACCGCTCGGGCAAGCCCGAGGTGGTAAACAACGGGCTAAGTGCGGGCTTTGCCCGAAAACCCAATGCATTACCCAACGAAAAACCAGTTTTTAGGCGCGGAAAGGCAGTGCGAGAACTGAACCGGCAGCGAGCGCGGTTTTTTGGGGCGCGGCCTGAAACAGCCATCCGGGGGGCCATACAGCGTTTGAGCGGCTTCGTGCCGCTCATGGGCAGGCCATTTAACCATCTTGATGCTCGATGGGCGGTGCTTAGTTTATTTGGCAGTAAACGCTATTGTTGCTGACTTAATAATCAGTCGCCTAATGCGTACAACGCCGCCCAATAATGAGCAGCGTTGTAATCGATCTTTACAAAATTTGCACCGGTACAAAACCACCGACTGATAACACGCTAGGTACGCCATCAATTTGGCGTTTAAACCAAGCTGGCAAGCGCTGCCAGTCGCTACGCTGGATTTTGATAGGCGCTGCGGCCTGATTTGCATTAAAATGGCTTTGTGACATTTTGCTTCTCCTAAGTTGTCGAACTGCTCACACCGCCCATTCCATCCCCACGATGGTTTGGGCAATTTTTATTAATCTTCGTCTTCATCTTCAATTTCTAGCTTTTCTCCACAAATGAGGCAAAATTTCGGGTAGACCTCAAATACAACATCTTTCGATTTATCAACTAACTCCCCGTTTTCTGGAAATTGATATTTAATTAATACATTGGCATTCAAAGGACAAAACTTTACTTCTCCTGGTTTATCCTCATAAAAATTAGCGCAGTTGTAATCTGCTTTGACCTCAACAGCATATTTTCCTATTGGGTCTATGGCTGTGAACCGTTTGATATAGTCATCAATCATTTCTTTTGCACAATTGCACATACTTTTAATACTCCTCTGGATATAAACGACGGTTTTCTTCTTCGCGCTCGCGTTCCCATTTTGAGCGTAATTGATTACGGGCATCTTGTGTGACGATGGCCATTTCCATCATGCGCGGAAAATCATCACGCACCCATTGCCCTGCCGTAATCAATTCCGGTGTTTCACCAAACTTAGCGTAGTCATTGACCATCGCCAGCACCACACGCGTATAGCGCTCATCCAGCGGCGCCAGAATCTCGCTCATTGAATACGCATAGAGCGAGTTGTAAAGCGACAAAATGCACTTGGCCAATGCGGTTTGGCCAGAAGTGCCGTTGTGTTGTTTCACCAGTGTTAATGCCTCAACGTAGGGGCTTTCCATGTTCTTCTCCTAAGATTTTTTAAATTGATTTAATTCAAAATGGGACATCTCCAAGCGTTTTCAGATTGATCTCGGATTGGCCAATAACTCCACTGCGAACACATCGCTCCCATGCTAAATCTAAAACTTCAATACCGTAGCGGTCTTGTAGACTCACAAATGGGCCAGAAACATACCTTTCCCAATGAGGAGAAAGCCAGCCACCTTTTGCAACATGAGCGCGCATCTGCCTTTCTACATATCGTACTGCTGCATATTTTTGTATGGCTTTAAATAGATTACGCATGCTTTTCTCCTAAAGATTAGATATACCACATAGCTATTATATATATCATAGCTATCATAGCAATATAAATTAAGAAATAAAGCCATTCTGTTGTAGCCATTTGTTAGCAAACTCATCCAGCGCTTGGTTAATCAGCGCATTTTTACTCGCGCCGCGCCCCATTTGCTCAAGGATAAATTCCAGCTTGGCGTTAATATCACCATCAAGCCGCGCCAAGTAGGTGAATTTGGTTTTCTTATCCGCCAGTAGCCACGGCTTGCCGCCGGTTTCTTTGGCGTTGAGTTCCGCAGTATTGATAGGCGCAGCCTCTTGCAATGCGGCTTGCTTCGCTTCTGGGCTCAGTTGTCGAGGTGGTTTTGGGTTCATGCTGTTGCTCCTGCAATTTTAAATGGTTCGCCGAATATTTCTTCATACAGCGCAATAATCTCGGCGGCTGCCGATTGATCGCTTTTGCTTGCGCCTTTGCGCTGGGCGTATTCGATAACGCCTTGCCCGTCGCTGCGTGATTTAGGAAACGCTTTGCGATTACTGATCCGGCTCAACATGGGCGGCATCGCTTCATAGACTTCGCGCCACGCATCAGAATCCAGTGCGTCGATCAGGCTATTAGCGTCTTGATCGAATAAGCTAGTCGAGCACTTATTAATCAGTAGTCGCGCATTGGGCTTACTGCCAGTGGCTAGCTCGGTGTTGCGAATGATCGTCAATGCCGTAGCGAGCGCATCCACATCATCAGGATCAACCGAAGTAGGAATGAGCCAAAGGTCAGCCACAATCGCCGCCTCGCGCAGCTCAACGCTATCGCGACCGGCCACATCAACCAACAAGGTTTGATATTTTTTGCCCAACGCAATGATTTCGGTGCCGCAACGCCCCGCGAGACGATAGCCCGGAATATAAGGCTGCTGGTCGGCCTCTTTGCGCTCGTCTAGCCAAAGCGTGAGCGAGCCTTGTTTATCTGCATCTACCACGGCCAAGTCATGCCCAGCCAAAGCGCAAGCTACGGCGAGCGAGCGGGTTAAGGTCGATTTGCCGACCCCACCTTTTTCATTGCCAATCAGGATACAGCGCCGCTGTATTTGGTTTTGTTCCATCATTACTACCCCACGTTGAATGATAACTTTAATAGCTATGATAGCTAGCTATAATATATATCATAGCTATCACACATAGCAATATATTTTATATTGAGTTGCCGCACTTTCCTTTGAACCCATATTTCAAGCCGTGTTAAGCTTGAAAAAGACGCTGCACAAATCTCTCTCTGAATAGAACGCTAATTCATCCTAAACGGAGAGAGAATGCCTAAAATCACCCGCGCCGCCGTTTTAACGGCAGGCCAGATCAAACACCTATTCCGCGTTACAGAAGCCACCAGCCATCACCCCGAGCGCGATGCAGTCATATTGCTGCTGGGGTTTTGTTGCGGCCTTCGCATATCCGAAGTTTCTCAAATAACCATCGCAGACATTATGTTTCCAAGCGGCAAGCTCAGAAACGAAGTGTCCGTTCGTGCCGTGATCGCAAAAGGTTGCCGCCAGCGCACTATCTATTTTGCCTCACCCAAGCTGCTCGCAGCGCTTGAGCGCTATCTTGCCTTTCGTATTGCTAAACGTCAGGGTATGACGCTGGACGCTACAGAATACCGAGGCTTGCGGCCTAAACTGCCTGTGATACTCAAACGCAACGGCTACCCCTACGAACTCAACACCAAGAGACGCACGCTGGACAGCGGTGAACGGCGCGACTATCTCGCTGCCGACAGCCTACAAAGCTATGTCACCAAACTTTATAAGCAGGCAGGCATCAAGGGCGGCTCTAGTCACAGTGGGCGGCGAAGTTTTGGCACCAAAATTCACGCGAAAACGGGCGATATGGAACTGGTCGCTCAGCTGCTCGGCCACGCATCAATTGACTGCTCGATGCGCTATGTGGACACAGACAAGCGGATATTGCGCCAAGCGTTTATTGATGTGCTATAGTTTGAACTCATGTTCAAATGTTGGGCGTATAGAATTTATGTTAGAAGTAAAAGCACTACTCCCCGATGAATTCAAAGCTGAAATGAAACGCAAAGGCTGGACTGGCCGCGCCCTTGCCGTGCGCTGGGGCAAATCTGAAACGTGGATTAGCAAAATCGCCAGCAATCCCGAGCGTGATACGCACTGGGATGACGCTGTTCGCGGTCTACCGTTCGTCGGTGGTTTGAACAATAGTTCAAACTAATGCTTGATTGTGTTTGAACTATTGTTCATACTTAGTTCATCAAATCAAACAACCCACGGCAAACACCATGTCACTTACTCTCGATTTAAAAGCTGTCGCTATGAAAGACGCAAAGATTAAAGAACTCAATGCGCAATATTCAGAAATCGACGAAGAAATCGAACGTATGGAGCGTGATTATCGGAATTACCAAGGTGGAATTACCGCGTGGACTTCTGGTCGTGATGTGCATTTAACCGCCAGCGCCAAAAAGAAAATTGAGTCGCTGAGAAAAAAGCAGGACAACACCTACGCCAAATTAGAAAAACTAGCCCCTGAACTCTTTGGTGGCGAATAAAAAGGAAAGAAAATGCCAGCCATTACGACTTTTAGCGTTACTCACTCAATGCCACGTACTCGCGCTGCTGATGCAGATGCGATTGTTGAGGCAGTCAATGCAACAACTGCAAGCAATGGCGACAGCTTGTCGCGTGACGCTGTTGAAACCGAATTGAACGAATTGCTGGCAAAAGTAGCGGCAAAAACTGGTGATTCGGTTGATGAAGTGAAGGCGCATTACGGTCTTGAAATCATCGCAACTGAAAACGAAATCGACGAAGAATAAAACCTAAGCCCTTCGGGGCTTCACCAGGCAACGTTGACTGCTGGACAAGCAGCGCCAATTTTGGCAGCACTGAAAAAGGTAAAAACCATGTCTAAATTCATCGAAATCGTCGGCAAGGCTTCAACAACTGCCGTGCGTAATAATAAAAATTTGGGGCGCGACGTCAACGTATCGGCGTATGAAACCAGCGACGGTAAAATCAAGCTTGTGCTTGAGTCAAACTCGTCACCGGTTCGAGGCGTGAGCGCACTCGTTTGGGATAAAGAAAAATACGCCGCTTTTTGCGAGCCAGACAGCAAACCGCTTTTTGTTCGTGCCGTTGAATTGTTCGATTGTAAAACTGCTTGGACTGCTCAATAAGAAAAAGTAAAGGCCGCTATCTCTAGCGGCCCTGATAACGCGCTGCCTGTACGGCAGTAATGTGAAGACTAATTGCACATATTTCTAAGCTGCCTGTACGGCAGTCAATGCACTGTAGCGCAAAGCAATTAAAAAGGAAAGAAAGATGAATGTAACGCCTGTATTTTGTCACCTCGAAGACTTGGGTATCGTTCGGCCAAACGGTGAAGCTGGACATACTGCACCATTCGCCAAACTGTACGAATGTGACGGTGGCTATCTTGGTTCTTTCCCTGATAGCTGGACAGATGAACAAATCCATACTGCGTTGAAATTCGCAAATATAGCGTATGCCAAAGGCCACGAAGCAGGGCAACTAACAAAGGCTAGTGAGATTCGCGCTGTTTTGGGTATTTCTCAATCAGTCACAAATTAAAGGAAAGATCATGGCAGAACAATTAAACCATCTGGACGAAATTGCACGCGAAGCGTGGAAGGGCAATTACGAGCGTGTAGAGCCGCTATCAACG